TTTTCGGGTATCATTTCCGACAAAAATGTCAGATATTGTTGTCTTATATTTTCACGCTCAAGGGGGTCTATTTTATCCATTTCATCTGCGACCTCTATATATTTATTGATACGTACCAATAGTTTCGTTTCAGTCTCGAATGTGGTTTTTAATGACTTTAACAACATCTCTTGGTCGTCACCCATCGCGAAACTCACATCAGATAAATCTAAGGGTTCGTTGCTAGGATAAGCGGGGACCATCTCATCCATCCGTTGTACAGGTTCTCGCCGAGGATCCGCCACCACACTCTCATTGGCTACCGCTGGATTACTACACGAAAGTCCTCGACACAATCTACGCCACATTCCACCGTGGCGCCGGGTTCTTCTGTGGGATTTTTTCACATATTTGCGCGTATGTTTTTGTGTGGGTCGGCCGGAACTCTTTGACTTGCGATGTACGACCTTCTTTTGTTTTTTATGGGTCATATTTTTACGCATTTTCATGGTAAATATGTAGTATATTTTAATATATATATTACATATAGGTTTTATTGTTTGGGTTCTCGCAGGCGGATTTCGGCCATGCCGTTTTTACGATGAAAAATACGTACTAAATCCGGATACGTTCTTTGTAAATATTTGGCCGCCTCTTCGTTGGTCTTCATACGTTCTTGGGTACGCCCTAAACCTCCCGGTGCGTGAAATTTCGTTTTCACGGATACATCGTTGAACCTGAGAACCCCGCCGTCCTTGTTGAAAAACCGGATGCTTTGCTCGTAATCTTCCTTTTCGGCGATATTTCCCGACAACTCCACATCCGCGTCTTTCCGGTTGATATATCCATGAACCGTCCCTATAATGAATTTCAGGTTCGTTGTCACGTTGGGTTTCATAAAAAAAGGATTACATACGGGATAAATTCCCCACAAATACAGGTTCTCGCGTTTGAGCCGCCGAAAGGCTTCCCGAAAAAAATCATCTAAATTTCTTATTTTTTGGAGAACCTTTTCAGATTTACGTCGGTACAAACCTTCGACGTCGTCATCAAGAGAAACAATATTTTTACCCACGGGAAAGTATTGGGAAATATATCGTCGTTGCTGTGCGATTCCGAGAACCCCCACAATGATTGTACTATAGAGTTCCTTGGGAATTACCGCCGCGTATTTTTCCCGTTCGTCTTCGTTGGCCACAAACACGTGGATTTTATTTGCCGAAACGCGACCATCTTTCAGGGTCTGCAGCGTCTTTTCGACGAGAACATCGGCGCGGTTGTAAGTGGGTATTGCCACAATATAGTCTGAGAAAATCCTCGTTTTTATCGTTTTTTTATGATTCCCGGTTCTCAAACGCCGGGATGACATTCTCCTCGAGGAGGATTTATACTATAAAAATATTTTTATTATTCTTGTGGGAGGAAGGTTTGTTTTTTACATTTGGAGAACCCAGGGGCACATAAAAACCATCAAAAATAGCGATTTATTATATTTCTAGGTTCTCCAAATATCAAAAACAAACCTTTCCAAAGATTCGCGTCTTCTAAAAATATATTTCACATTTTATCTACATAAAGAGTTTTTGTTGTTATATTTCGAGAACCTTTCTATTAAAAGATCACACGATTTTGTAGAAAAAAGGTTCTCCAAAGGGCGTTTTTAGTTCAGTGGCAGAATGCAACCCTTCCAAGGTTGAGGCCCGGGTCCGATTCCCGGAAGACGCATACGTAAAAGATATTTTTCTATCAAATATTCGGTAGGGCCCACCGGCAAATTCTTCTGAATACGGGAGAACCCGTCCCGGGTATAATTCTCGTAACTACTCTGGTTCATCAACAACCACCACACATGAACTCCGAACAACAAGGCCCCAAATATGAAATCTTCCTGGGTGATTTTCGTGTTTCGTAACATCCATAGTGGCCAAATTTTGATGATTATAAAGACACACACAAAAAGGCCGAGGTTGACCAAAGAATTGCGATAGTAAAACATCAAAGACAATACTACAATGTTGTGTATTATTGCCACATATATCCATCCCTTGGGATTGTAAGGGATTATTTTTTGATAGTAAAGAAAAAACCAGGCTAAAATCCAATACGAAAATGTGAAATCGTATCTGGGTCCCGACATTTACTATATAGTGAGAATTTACATAATCAAGAAAAGTATATAAAAATTTTGGGGGGTAAAACGTAAAAAGACCAATATGTTAGATTTCGGTTTCATTATTGTGCGTCACGTTAATTCTGTAGCTACCAATGAATATTGGAAACATGCCGTGCGACGTATACGACAATTTTATCCGGATACGCCCATTGTCATCGTGTGTGATAACAGTTCTCCGGAATTCTTGACGACGGATTCCTCTGACCCGTTCGAGAACCTTCGCGTGGTTGTCTCCGAATTTCCGGGAAAGGGGGAAATACTGGGTTACTATTATTTACACAAATTACAACTTTTTAAAAAGGCCTTGGTTCTCCACGACTCCACGTTCATTTGTCGCCATTACGATTATGCCGCCGTGGCGGATCCTTGCCGATTCTTGTACCATTTTCCCGGCGGATTTCACGAATACGATTCCCTGCGGGCCATGGGTCATTTTCATCAGTGCGATCCGTTGATCGATTTTTACAATAAAAAGGATCAAATTGTCGGTTGTTTCGGATGTCAGGCGCTGGTAGATTGGGATTTCTTGGACCGGTTAGACCGCGAATACCATTTTTTCGCGATTTTAGACTATATTCGCGGCCGTCACGAGAGATACAACATGGAACGACTGTTTGCTCTGGTATGTATCCATGCGCTGAAATACAGTTATATGTTAGAAATCCGCGATATTACCACCATTTCCTTGTTTGGAGACATTACTCAAGAACCGCGGTGGGGTATGCCCTGGGAAACTTATCAAGCACATTTAGACGCGGGAAATACTCTGTTGGACAGCCGCGGAGAACCCGCATATGTCACCAAAGTATTTACCGGAAGGTGATATAATTTATCACGATAATATATCAATGTCGGTTTCAAGTATTACATTGCCGCGTAACCGTGGGCGTTATCCCAAAGAAAACGCATTGGATCTCACGCCCCATATTGTGTACGCATTCATGACAGTCTTTGAAAATAATCTTATCTCCATAAAAAATTTTGCGATTGAACGCAGACTCGGTGAATACATCGACAAGCAATTTTATTCATACCGATTTTCTATTTTTATTGACGACTGTGAATGTTTAGTGTTGACTGTAGGTAAAAATAACACACTAATTATGAACGAATTCAAAACGGGTATGGACGAATATAACAATCCATGCTGTACGTTACCCACCAAAGAATTATTAGATGCGGTTGTACTTGTTGCTTTGTTCTCGAATATGAAATATATATCTATTGTGGACGACAGCTCCATTTTCATAGGCAAGAAAATCAGATGTTCATACAGTCTCGCGCTTCTGTATTTGTTAGAAACGGGTAATTCTTGGTGGGATACTCAAGGATTCTTGTCTAAAAAATATAGAGAAGAATATGAATACAACCGCCGGTTACTAGACAGACCTCTCGATTTCTTCAATCCACAACAACACGCTTATTTGAAACAAATCATTGATATATTGATCTTTAGTTACAACGAATCTTTTGATTATGTCGGTCAAATAACTCTACACGATTTCATTTTGAAACATATTGTACCTCATAAACATACCATCACCAAATGTACGGATCCCATGTATAAAATTATTCATCTGTTACAACTCGCATTCATGTTTGATGATAATATACGCGAAGCTACTGAAAAAAAGATCCTATATTACGAGTATGAAGAAAGAATAAAAGACCTCCGTAGAACTCTGGTGCCTCCAATATTAGAAAATTATATGCACAAACATTCTCTGACTTTGGAGGAAATACAAAACGAAATCGGGAGCATTCAGCAATATTTATTATCACACAATAAAAATATTACCGAGCTTGATGTATACGCAGAATCTGATTCAGAACAATCTGTTCAAGGGGAATGGATCGGTGATACTATCATCCATATACTACCCATCATATCTTTTTTAGAAGAATATCGTCTCACCCATGCGGTGGATAATGGTACCGCCATGATGTTGGACGATTTGGAGTCGAACGAACTGGACAAGATGGACAACTTCGACGCAATGGTGGATGATGTGGAACCTATGCCTGATGTACATGCCGGTAATCGTATAAAAAAGACGTCCCGGTCAACTGTACATAAAAAAATCAAACGCAAACAGAAAATGAAAACGAAGAAACTGGCCAGAGGTTCTAAAAACAAAACTATTCACAAAACACATTTAAAAAAATAATCATAGTTGTTCCTATATACGACAATGCTTCGTACAATTTCGAGACCGTTTATCACTACTGTGAGTAATATTTCAGCGTTGAATGTTTTTCAGAACAGCTGCTACCATAAAATCGACTACAAGATTCACGAAAACAGCAATACGCGCGAGGCGGTTACCCGGTTTACCGCGTTCAATGTCGGTTGTTTGGCCGTAGTGAACGATGAAGGCAACGTTGTGGGGGTGTGTTCTGAGCGCGATTACATCAACAAGGTTGCTGCTCTGGGCAAAAAATCTACAGAGACTAAAGTGAAGGAGATTTGTACCTACGGGCCCAATCTTATTGTTGCGCACGAGAACGACTCCTTACAGACGTGTATGAACAAGATGTTGTTGAAAGACATTCGTCACTTGATCATCATGGACGAAAAAGACGGCAACGATTGTCTGGGAATGATTTCTATTAAGGATCTGATTAAAGAAATCATGAAAGATAACCAAGAGCGTATTACACGGTTGAGTGATTTCAACTTGGGCAAGGGGGCGTTTTTCGGAAGTGAGTAAATTTACCCTTTCAAGCGTTTCAATATATACTCAATCTTGGATCGCAATTTGTACTGGTAAAAAAACAGGAGAAATCCGTATATAGGCCCTCCTGCAAGTTCTTTCACATTCGCGTGTACAAATCCCCATACTCCATCCAAAGGAAACGGTATTTTTTGAATCAAGTTCTTGATCAAATACGCGCCAATGGCAATGACCCCAATACTAAACCAAATTTCTAAAACAATTTTTAATGTAGAGGATTCGTTGTATTTCTCTTCATTAAATTCTGGCGAATAATAATCCACGCACACTGAAAAAAGGATGGAAAATGTCGAATACAATATCGTAATGTAAATAATGTCGATCATTTTGATTCCGCGCATAGTTACTTCATGTTCTAAATTCAAATATTTCATGTGGTGACCACTATACTCTGTTTTAAGATTTTATCTTGGGCGCCTTCGGAGCCTTGATCGTTCTCTTGGGCGCACTTTCTCCCGATTGAATCGCAGCGCGTTTCTGTTGATACTTGACGTATTCGTTATCGAATACATCTAGTTCGTGTAACCACATTTGTTCCAACGTCGTCGCCTGAAGTTCCCGGAGTTCATGACTCGTATCGCGATGTTCCCTTTGAAGACTCTCCACGTGTTCTTGAGTCACGGAATTCATAGGCATCTTGATCAGGTAATTGAAATCGCCTTCGAGGGGGTCAAACTTGCGCGCCGTCAAAAGATCCGTCACCTGTTGTGCGGTCTTCTTTCGCAAATCCACCACATCGTCCAGTGTCTCTTGAATGTATCTCACGCGGTTGGACAACTTGGTCAATTTTTGTTGAAGGGCCTGGACCAAATAGTCCTTGCGTTTCTTGTACGTTGCGAGACGAATGGGATAATACGCGTCGATGATCTCACACACGTCGGTATATTTGTGAAGACGGCAGTTGGCGTCAAACAGATGCATGTTGGTTGTACTCAACGTAGTGGTCAGTTTCAAAAGTTTTTCTAGTCCTGTGATACCATTCTCGTCCTTTTTGGCTTCCAGTTCGACCAACTTCCCCTTGGGAAACTGAACCGTGATATCGACCAAGGTATCGGTACTTACCGATGTGAAATCTTTCAAGATTGGCGGAGCCTTCTTACCGGCCTTGTCCACTACCCCGTCCACCAACGTTTCCAAATAAGCCACATACGGCATGGTCCACGTTCCTACCGGCAATTCTGTAATACGAATTTTGTCTTCCGCCATTTTTTCGTAGACACCTCGCACCAAATATTTATGAGGACCCATCGCCGTAATCTGTCCTTTGAATCCCTCATAATACGGCACAAACTCGGGACCGACGTAGGTCTCCTCACGAAGCTTTGCCCGAAGATACTGGACCATCGTCTTGGGAGAATACGCCGGAATGCTCGACGAAAATCCCGTACCGATTCCGGAAATGCCGTTCACCAAACAGAACGGCAAAATGGGCACGTAAAACTCCGGCTCCACCATCGTACCGTCGTCGTTCAAGTATTGGAGAATGGGATCGTCCAACTCGGGAAACAGGGCCCGCGTCAGAGGCGACAAATAGGTGTAAATATATCTCTCACTTGCGCTGTCGTCTCCGCCCAACATGCGCGTACCAAACTGGCCACATGGTTCCAACAGATGAATGTTGTTGGAGCCCACGAAATTTTGGGCCATGTTCACAATGGCGCCGTTCAGGGATGCTTCGCCGTGATGATATGCACTGGTTTCACTTACATACCCCGAAAACTGCGCAACCTTGATTTCTGTAGTGAGTCTGCGTTTGAACGCGGAATACAAGATTTTTCTGAGCGAGGTCTTGAGACCATCTACCATATTCGGAATGGAACGCGCACAGTCGTATGTACTGAAATGCCGCATCTCCAAATCGATGAAATCGTCGTAAGACGCTTTGGGCAACGACGTGTTTAGGAACGCATGTTTATCGTAGTTTTCTAGCCACACCTTGCGGTCATCCGGCCGCTTCTTGTTGAAGACCTTGTCGATGCTGTTGTCGCTCGGCGCCCCGTTGTGAACAAAATCCACCACCTTTTTGTTGGCAAAGTACTCTTTGAATTCCACCGCCGTTGAAGTACCCAACCCCTTGAAATATTTGATGGTCCATCCGTGGGTGGACTGATTCGGAAGTGTCCGTTTCCAAGCGTCATACTCGCCGTCGTTGTAGAACAACATGGTCTGTTGACCACGCTTTGCGCGTAAAATGGGCGTGTTCATGAAGGAAAGGAATCCCGGAATCATCGCCAACGACTGCCACGCCGAATGAAACGCGTTGATACAGAGCCCCTTGATGTGACTTCCGTCCAAATCTGCGTCCGTCAAAAACATCACTTTGCCGTAACGAAGGTGACGGTGAACATCCGCCATAGTCTTGTATTCTTTGCCCGTTTCCAAACCCAAGATCTTCTTCAGATCACTGATTTCCTTGTTTTCCGCGATTTTCTTCGCCTGTTCGCCGCGAATGTTCAACAACTTACCTTTCAACGGATAAATACCGATGACATTCCGGTCTTCGCTGGACAACCCCGAAACAATACCCGATAACGCGCTGAGCCCCTCACACAAAATCAAAGTACAATCTTTGGACTTGTCGGGCGTCCCGCTGTAGTTGGCGTCGATGAAATTCGCAATACCGCGAATAGTACGGGTCTTGGATCCGTCCGTCTTCTTCGCCATGCGATTTTCTTTTGCTTCCGTCAATGAACAGGCCAGGTCCATGACCCCCATCTTGGCCACTTTCTCAATGAACGCGTCGCTCACTGTACAACTCGATCCGAACTTGTTTGACGGAGTATTCATGTAATCCTTGGTTTGACTGTCGAACGCCGGATTCACAATATCGCATCTCAGGAAGAGGATGAGCTGTTCTTTGATCGAATTCGCGTTTACCGTGACCTTCTTTTTCTTTTCAATATATGCCGCAAGCTTTCGCGTAATTTGGCCCAAAATATAGTCCACGTGTTTACCACCCTTGGTCGTACAAATGCCGTTGACAAACGACACTTGGAGGAATTCGTGCGTCGGTGAAAGTGCCACGGCATACTCCCACCGCGAGTCCTCCGAATCGCCCGGGGATTCATACACCCGCAACGTGGACGATTTTGTCAGATCTTTGATACCAATGTACATATCGATGTACTGTTGGAAATTCTTCACGGGCACCTGAAGCCCATTGTACGTAACCTTGATCTTCTTCTGACTTTGATCAGTGACCGCCGCAACATCGTAGGTGCGCTTTTTCAACAGGGCCATCATGTCACTGGTCAATCCCCCGGGCATCCCAAACCGCGTATAATCGGGCTTGAAAATCACCTTGGTATACGGCTTCACACTTTTGGCCACTTTAGTGATTACCGGCGTACCGAGTTCGGACAAGTTATTTTTGAATTCTTGGGTATATTTCAGTCCACGCGTATGATCCACGGTTTCCACATAACCGTAGGTCGACCAGATCAACACCAATTTGAAACCGAATCCGTTCTTTCCGCCCACAATACGTTCTTCGTCCTTGTTGTAATTGGTAGATGTACGCAACTGCCCGAAAATCATCTCGGGGATCCACACATTGTATTCCGGATGTTTTGCCACATCGATACCGTTACCGTCGTTCATCATCGTGATTGTGCCGTCTTCTTGAACAGAGACATCGATCGAAGTCACCAATTTCTTGTCTAGCGCTTTGGACTGGATCATGCGAATCACGTGGTCGCGACAGTTCACAATGCCCTCGTCAAACAACTTGTAGAGCCCCGGAACATATTCAATCGTCTTCAACGTGATTCTCCCTGGTTCGGCCGCGGCGTCGTCAAAAACCCACAGATTCGCATCCACATTCTCAACAGATCCGATGTAGGTATCGGGATTGTCCAAAATATGTTGCTTGTCCGTTTTTTGTTGATATTGCTGGGCAAGAACGTGATTCGCGTTCACTGACATGGTGGAGTATCCTAAACAACCGCAGAGTATTTACATTCTTTTCAAAAATATATTTCGAAATCAATTTTTGATTCCAACCGCGATTATTTTTACAAACGATATAAAGCTGTCGCTTGATGGTATAGTAAGCTTATCATGAATCCCCGTGGAGATACATTGGTGTTAAAATTGGTTGAAATGAACAAGAATAAAGACGGTGCTGAACAAAATCGTACCTATATTCTCTACGACCAAGAACAACAAACGTTTTTGGTTCGTGGTGGATATTCCTTGAAATTCAAAAAGAATGATTATTCGTTTTATTGTGATTATGGGGAAACCGTGAAAGATTTGTTGAGAATCTTTTACAATACGTTTGATGAACTCGGGGTATCGCTTGTAAATTTCAAGAATTTGCCCACTACATCAGATAACATTACATTCAGTCTTTTGCTGGACGAAGACTGTAAGACCAATGAAATTGTCGGATATGACTACAAACACAGTATTGGAGATAATTTGGACACTATTCCGGTAGATAGTTATTTAAATGTTTTGCGAAATGTATATAATGATTACTAGTGATAGTACTGTAGTATACTTTTGACAATTAAACATTTTTCTTTACAGTAATTATATGTTCTGCGATAAAAAAATCACGTCGTCGGGCAAGCACATGATTTGCGATTTGAAAGAAATAACAAACATGTCATTGTTGAACAGTGCTGAAGCGATTAAAAACGTTTTAGATGTAATTTGTGAGTTATATGATTTTAATATTTTGAAAACCATTGAGCACGAATTCGAAGTATCCGGTATTACGATCATCTATATGCTCTCGGAATCACACATATCAATACATACATTCCCCGAACGCAATTATGCGGCGATTGATATTTATACTTGCCGCGAATATGAGACCGACGACGAATATAACCATATTTATCAATATTTAGTGGATGTTTTCGGAAGTAAACGTGAGACTCCCATCATTATTAATCGGTTATTTTCGTAACAGATCATATAAAACGCGATGGATTTGTCTTTGACAAAATATTGTGCGTCCATGTTACCTCCGCAGAACAGCGCAAATGTACGTTATTTCAACAATCCTGACAATAATATCAAGACTCAACCGAATATGATCGATTATTGTCGTTTTCAGTCGCAACTTAAGGCTATTACACAGAAAGATAATGGTAAATTCAATACGGCCTACAATACGACCAAAATTAGCAAGGCAATGCGTTATTCTCAGTTAGTGCGATAAACACATTTAGTCATATAGTGTTTTAAGCCAGTAAAAAATATTTGATATATATATACATATCAAATATGAAAAGACCTCAACGTGGACCTGACGGAAAATACCATATTCACGGAAAAGCCTACCCGGAACTGTTTGGTTCTCGCCAACAGGTGATGAACGGAACTGCGTACAAAACCGCCGGAGAGCTCGTCAAAAACGAGTTGATGATGAACAAGTGGGGACGCATTGTTTCCAAAAAGAAGCACGCCACGGCCAAGAAAGAGAAACGCCTTCAAAAATACGGTTATTTTGCCCAGAAAGGCAAATTCGGCTACGTCAAGAAAACCATGAAACGTCGTTCCACCCGTAGCAAACATTAATCAACCTCTTTGATATTGAATCATTTATTCAATATTAAATTTCCCCAAAATGGGGTATTTACGACGTTTTTGTAAATACCTGAAATTTCCCCGAAAATGGGGGTATTTACGCCACTTTTGAAACGTCGGCGCCGGGGTTATTGGGGGGTTTTCCAAGAAATAACAAAAATAATACCATGAATGGTAACCTTAGTATAATACAATATAAAATAATTGATTCTCAGTGCGGGAGGTTTTTCGGGGGTTGGAAAAGTATTCTGAGATTTTTCAAAATGGACAAAAAATAAATGTCCAAAATCGTTTTTCCTGGAAGACTTTTGTTTTCTTTTTTTTCATTTTTTCAGTTGTGAGCATAATGCTGTAAATACCAAAATTGTAATTTTCATTTGTTACCATAACTTTTTCCGTCCATTTTTGGCCGATGTTTTTTCAGGTAATGTCCGGCGCTAAAATTTGTCATGGTTTTAAAAATGGCAAAATTATAGGGCAAAAATGGGCTCTTGAAAAGCAGTAAATGGCAAAATTATAGGGCAAAAATTAATGGAGCGGTAATTATTTTCGAAAAAATTACCTGGTTTTACATCATTTTTGAGTGTCTTACGACAGTATCGGGCTAATGGCAAAATTATAGGGCATTTTTATCTACCCGTATTTTTCTGGACATTGGTAAAAAAAACATGGAAAAAAGATGGCAAAATTATAGGGCAAATATTTATACCATATATGGGTTCATTGTTGTCGCAGCTTAACTCTGAAAAATAGCCCAGATGTTTTTTTTTATTACAGTAAAAAACATCGCACTATATTCAAATAATAATTTTGCCATGTGACCATTTTTTCGGTTCAATTTCAAAATTCACAATAATATGTAAATATGCTGCGGACACCCTGAATGATAATTTTGCCATGTGATGGTTATGTCATGTTAAAATTATAAACACCAAATGGTGTAATCCATAGTAAAATAATATACACCCGAATAATAATTTTGCCATGTGAGCTTTTCGTGGTTTCAAACATGAAAAAACGAAACAATGTGCTACCTAGCGTATGGGTGAGACACGCGAATAATAATTTTGCCATGTGAGCTTTTCGTGGTTTCAAACATGAAAAAACGAAACAATGTGCTACCTAGCGTATGGGTGAGACACGCGAATAATAATTTTGCCATGTGATCTTTTCGTGGTTTCAAACATGAAAAAACGAAACAATACGTTACCCTGTGTATGAGTGAGACACGCGAATAATAATTTTGCCATGTTAGCTTTTCTTCTTCTCGTTTTTGAAGAACCCAATGGTCGGTAAATCATTGGTATAATTACAGGTTAAATCGACAACATAGATATCCATTTTCCCTTCAAATTTGCCGGGGGTCAATATATTCGAAGTAATGCGTAATTGTTGAACCACTTCTTCAATCGTTTCGGTAAGATTTATTTCGTTTTTGAGGGTTAAATACACGGATTCGTTTTTTTTGACAAGTTCATTGTCATCGACCGAAATACTGTAAATTTGTATGAGTGGACCGTTCGGGGTCAATTGGCTATGTCTATAAATATTACCCTTGTTCTTTTCTTCAGACTCGATTGCGTTCAGTCCGTAATATTTCTTTTGTGCTTGTTTATGTGTATTGGATCCGTAATTTTCCTCGATTTCAAAAAAATTGTCGTCGTACTTGTTCCTTAATTGTTCAATACGATCGACCGTTTTCTTTTTTTCGGGTTCATTCTCCAGATTGGAATCATTTTTAAAGCCTTCAACAAACTTAATGAACCGGGCATTCAAATCCGCCTTGAAATCAAAAATATTGAAATGTTTTGTTCCTAGAATTTTACCAATGTCTTCTTCGTATTCTCGATTACCAATGTTGGAGATACCCGCATGCTTAATGGCCAGTAAATTCACGGATTCTGCGATTTCCGGTTTTGTAAATGTGTTTTTGGGATCGTTCACAATTTCACCGTGACCAAATATAACGAAACTAATTTTGACTCTTGTCTTGGGTATTTCCAGTTTCGCAAAACGATCGATTAAACTGTCCAGCTGTTTGGAAGACGATGCATTCGCGCGCTTGGATGCTTTCTTAGATAACTGCAGTGTTGGTACCGTGGATGGGGTAAGTTTTGTAGAGGGGGATATGTCCATTTCTACATCAGATTTCTGTTTGACTATTTTACGTGCCTTTTGCGTTTTGTTGTTTTTGGCTGTACGTTTCTTTTTGACGGTTTTTTGTTTTTCAGTCTTTTGTTTGCCCATGTACGATATATATTATCTGTATTTATTATTTTGAAAGATGGACCTAACCCCGGAGACTAGTTTGGATCCTCATCGGGATCACAGAAATAGTTGCGAAATTCTTCGGGAACCTTGTCTATATTTTCACTTACGTTTTCAAAAAACTCTTCATCGCCATCTTTCCAGTAACCGCAAAAATCACAACCGGGTTCCGCGAAACCGGCATAAATTATAAATCCGATTTGTTTGAGATGGTGATAGGCTTGCAGCGGTGGGGTCCATGCCGTGAAAAACGAGATTTGTAGCGAATTATTGGTCTCTTCTTCTATAACAACGTCGTAAACGTCCCATTTTGTTCCCCAATAAGAGTCGGGTGTATCATTCTCCGGACAAGGTATGAACGTGGCAAAGAAAGAGGGCGGGTCTTGACACAGGGACTCTTTGAGACGTTTGATCATTTCCGCATCCTCGTGCCGAATACATTCGACAAAGTTGTCGCAATGGTTGGGCATTTTTATTATAGTATAGTCGGCGAAATAGTATTCAATTTTTTATCAACCTTATCTCGCGTTTTTTTATGTAATAAAATGTGTTTTTATCATATATAATTTAGGAATGTCGGAACAAAAAACATCAAAATATTACTGTAAAACGTGTCAATCAAATTGGGATAAAAAAGGTGACTATGATCGTCACATTTTAACAAAAAAACATCAGAAAATGGCAGCATCCGAAAAATCCTCTGAAAAAAAAACATATGCGTGTAAAATTTGTGAAGTAAAGTTTTCAGAAAAATCGGACATGATCCGGCATCTATCTTCGAAACAACATATAAAAACATTTAAAAACCATTTTATCTACCACAATTTTAACATTTCGGACAGCAACTTTTTGTGTCCCATCTGTTGTTGTAAGTCGTATGATCTATACCATAGTTACTGGTCTCATATTAAAAAGTGTGAAGAAATTCACGATCTCTATATTACGGGAACGTCATGCGCAAAACTGAACACGATAGGCGAGACGGAAGAAAATAGAAAAATTGTACATGAAGTCATTGGAGAACCCATCATCGATCTAAGTATCATAGAAAACGACGGAAAAAAGGACGAATATCTGAAAATCATCAATAAGTTGGTCTCCGAGAACCAAGAATTGCGGCATTTTGTGGTGGAACAGTCGAAAGAACACAACAAGGAAACCCTGGAATTGGTGAACAAGGTTCTCAAACTCAATAAATCGTCGCAACACATCATCAACAATCAACAGATCAATCATCACACAAATACGATCAACGGGAATATTACGTCCAACAAGTTCAATATCAACGTTTTCTTGAACGACAAATGCAAGGATGCGCTCAATTTAAAAGATTTCATCGATACGGTGGAGATTACAAACAAGGATTTGGAGAACAATGCGAATCATGGTTTTGTAGGGGGAATATCGAAGATAATAATCGACAACTTGAAAAATATGAGTATTTATGAACGTCCAATACACTGTACAGATGTGAAACGAGAGACGATATATATCAAAGATGAAGATCAATGGGCGAAGGAAGAGGATACCCAAAAGTTGTGTCAGGCGATTCAAGAAATTTCCCGAAAGAGTCTGGTGCAGTTTTGTAAATGGAAAGAGGACAATCCTGATTATACGGATTTGGACAGTGATCTGGGGAATAAATACATTGCGATCTCTAGGAACTCGATTGCGGGAAGCAACCGCGAAGAATACTACGGAAAAGTGATCAAGGCGATCGCCAAAGAGACGACGATTGATAAAAAGACCCAACTTACCGAATAACAATAAATAAACGGAATTAAACGTTTATTTCTTGTAAAGAATAATGTGGAACATAGTAGAAACCGTAAAACAAAACGTACAATGTTTGTACGAAATGTTCGGGGTATATGTTCTGTGGATAACCCTATTTTACCTCGCGTCTCATCTTCATACTCTCTATTGTACGCCCCTAGGTATCGCCGGATTTTTTTCCACACCGTTGTTGATACAGACCCCACACTGTACCGCGTTTAGGTGGATAATATCCCAAGGCACCAACAATATCAATGTGTTTTGGGGAGTACTCGCCGGATTTTTCATAAAAAAACTGACATTGCCTTCGCCAACAAACCGGACCATTACAACGTAATGACGTTACGCGGTTCCTTGTCAGTGTAGTAAAAATCGCTGGATTTGGAAATGGCGGTTCTCAAATACTTGATCAATATTGTATTCACCTTCAAAATGTCTTCTTTGGATAAATACGCAAACCAACTGAATTTGGGGCGGTTCAGTATGTCGTCTTCGGGGATATAAATGCCCACACAACTGGTATCCAAATCCAAGGCCCGTTCCTCAAACAACTCTTCCATCAAGATGGTTTTACGCTTGTAAGTTTTGATACCTATACGCTGTCCCAAAATCAAATTCATTTTGCCATTGTCGATGGCCTGGATACACCATTGCGAGGTGTCCCCTAAAAAGGAGCGTTCCTCGGTGAAATCGAATTTCTTGGTTTTTTCTTTCAAATACTGAATGAATTCGCCGATCGTGGGATCGGCTTTCAAACAACCACAGAAGTAAGGATCGGGAATAAAGAGAAGTTTGTGTTTTTGTGCGACTAAATTGGTGGTACGGTTAGTACGTTCACATACAAATGGGCGCTTGTAAGAGGTGCCCTCTTTATAAAAATTAATAAGTGGCTTCATACAAAGGAATGAATCGGGTACAATCATTCCGCCGTAGATGTGGATAAGAGATAGCAATCCAATTTCTCTAAAATAGGATTTCGTGGGTTCGGGCATGTTTGTGACGTCGGCATCCCATCCCGGAATGAGTTTACTAAAGGAGGCGTCATCAATGAGACAAATATGAAAATCTTCATGATTATGGTCTACAATAGACTGTATGGTGTAATGGATGTAGGGCATGTTCAAATTATTCGTTTTTCTGGACATGAAATCCTTCCATTGTCGCGAATTCACTTCATATTTGGTATGAACCCAGATTTTGGGTTTATTGAGACCATACATCGGCGATTCATTCAACAAAAATTTTTGTATCAATTCTGCGTCGTCGTTGTGTTCATTGATAAAATGTTGTTTGAATTGTTGACCGACATAATTTGCGACAATAATTAAACCGGCAGCAAATGCGTAATACATGATATTTTTTCGTTCAAACATTTAATTGTAAATAGATTATACAATAATATAATATTTTAATCTAATTCAAAATATTATGCGGTGTGGTAAATATAAAACTCAATACTGTATTTGGATTCGCCATATTTAATATTGGAGGTAAACATGATATTGTTTTGTTTACAAATTTGCCGGATAATGTTCGTAAATGAATTGTAGGTCAATTTGCGCGTGACGTAAAACTGTTTTGAAAGATGGTAACAATCGATTATTTTTTCGAAGAACTCTTCGTGATAATTGTGGAACAACATTTTTCGATAGGTGTTCATGTCGATAACATAATATTTCTCTTTTTTTAGGGAGATCTTGTCTAGCAATTCAAAGAGCCACAAATAATTCACTTGTTTACAAAATAATTGGTTCATTTAAAAAATTCTGATATAATGTAGACAGTTATAATTATTTTTTTTGTAACAAGCGGATGTTAATAGAACAACGCATACTCTTATATTTTTTTAATAATTAAATTGTTGTATATACAGCCGTACAATCTCACAATATCAACGCACAGAATGACTAAAAATATACCGTACAAAATTTTATCCCAGTAAATCTGCTTATTTTTTTGGGAATTTAATTGGATAATTTCTTTGTTTCTGGTCAATTTGATTTTTTCGAGATACAAAATGGCGTCCATGTGTTCCTCTTGCGCGTGTTGAACCCATTCTAAAAGGGTCAAATCATCACGATCAAGTGTTTTGCCGTACTTTTTGTATCCTACATTTGCGCGGGTAATAAATTGATTGATGACAGATCTTACCACGCTATCGTTCTGGTTCATGGGTAAAAAATAATCGTGGTGGCCACAGTCGCAATCCGAATCCGAATCCGAATCCGAAGCAGACGCTGAACCAGAACCAGAACCAGAATCGTCACCGGAACTACTGTTGTCACAATTGTACCCCTTTTTAGTCTTCAAAAATTCGTCAGTAATACGGAGTGTCTCACCCGGTTTCAACGTACAACGAATGGACTCACCCGAATCCCGCCAAACGTCAGATTTTGTGTTAGACCGATTCAAATAACTACATTTCAGGCATTCACACTCTTCACAATCAGAAATATTACAAGAAAAGTACATTGGTCTAAATACCACAAAAAGGTTTATATCTATTTCATAATTGAGTTTTGTGGCGATAAAATGTGAAACAGGTCTTTGGTGAAAAGGGCCAACTCAATCGAGTCTTCGTGTATACTATGAAATATAGTAGTATAATTACAAATGATGGGTATGATACGATATTTTTGATCTTCGGTGATTAATTGGGTTATTTTGATAAAGTTGAAAAAATAGTCTAAAATATCAATGACCGAGTAACCATAGTCGTGTATACCATATAGAATACCCATGGCCTGTTTTATACCGACACTGTTGTTCAGCAAAAGAGCCCGAATGTATTCTTCAAACTGTAAAAAAGATATGTTAGAACACAAATTTTTACAAATATCGATGGTGATCGGAATATCCAAAATATGAATTTTTTCTAGATTGTTGATAACGTTGCGAATGTAGTGATTCGAAATTAAAATCAAATAGTCTTTGGATTCGTCGTCGATACAGATATTTTCCTTTTCGATGATGGTGTTCATGATGTCTCGAATTTGTACATCATTCAGGGATGGAATGTGAATAATGTTCATCCGCGATTGGATGCTCTCGATGATTTTCTGTATGTTGGTACAGACAGAGATGAAGTTAACATTGTGGGTATATTTATCGATATAATTTCGAAAAACCTGTTGGCTTTGTTCGTTAATCATATCAATGTCGTCAATAATGATGAGTTTTTTCTTTCCGTAAATATTACTATGAGAGCGACAGAAGGTTTTCATTTCGTTACGGAAGAATTGAATACCTTGTTCTTTGATATTATTAATAAACAAAATATTGGATTCCGGAATAGGATCCGTTTTGGCAAGTTGATAATATTCACGAATAATAGCATATAAAAAAGTGGTTTTTCCGCTATTGGGCTGTCCGACAAAAAGAAGATTCAAATCATCCATGTTAAAAAGAGTGTTGAGCACGGTACAAAAATCGGAATCGAAATGAAAATCTTTGACGAAGTACGGCTTATATTTGGTTATAAATGTGTGGGCGGTTTTCATATAACAACATATAATGGAATAATTATAAGTTGTTTTGTCAATAAAATCTTCTCGGATGAAGCGCAATTCAAATAATATAATATATAAAAACCAAATAAAACAGTTTTACATAGAAAATATATTAAAAATGAGCAAAGATTTATATGATATATTGGGCGTGAGCAAAGACGCGAGTGAATCGGAAATTAAAAAAGCATACAGAAAATTATCACTGGAGTTTCATCCGGATCGAAATACCGCCGATGGTGCGGAAACCCGCTTCAAAGAAATCAACGAAGCCCACGAGGTACTGAGTGATGGAGATAAACGCAAAATGTATGATATGCAACAGAGTGGACAACCCATGTTTGGTGGAATGGGCGGTAATCCGCAAGGCGGACAAGAGTTTCACGACATCAACGACATTTTGAAGCAATTTTTCGGAGGTGCGGGAGGTATGCCGGGATTTCCCATGGGGGGCGGGGGAATGCCTGGAGCGGATTTCCATTTTTTCCATCCGGGGATGGGGGGCGGAGGACACCCTTTTTTCCAACAAATGAACAAACCGCCACCTATCATTAAAAATCTGCACATGAGTTTAGAAGAGGCTTACTTTGGGGGGAATTTCAAAATAGACATCGATAAATGGAATTTGATAAACAATGTGAAAGTCAATGAACGCCAGACCATCAACGTAACTATACCCGCAGGAATGGACGAGAATGAGGTAATTATTTTAAGAGACATGGGAAATAATGTAGATAATGTGGCAAAAGGAGATATCAAAATATGTGTTCAAATTAAACCACATCCGGACTTCCATCGTGTAGGACTCGACTTGATCCATCACAAGAAGATTACACTCAAAGAATCGTTGTGTGGGTTTAAATTTGAAATGAAACACGTGAACAACAAAATGTTGACGTTCAATAATTATACGAATATTACAGTAATTAAACCACAATATAAAAAGGTGGTTCCCAATTTGGGAATGAACAAAGGGAGTGACTGTGGTAATTTGATCATCGAGTTCGAAGTAGTTTTTCCGGATGTACTCGGAGATGATCAAATTGAAAAACTTAAAGAGATTCTTTGAAACAAATCGCCGAATCGTGGGTCATATCGGCCGCAAAATCTCGCGAGAACAAGGAATGTAAAAAGTTGAAATATTGATCGTTTCCGTGGATGTCTGAAAAACGTTGCTGGTACGATTCAATTTCATTTTGGGTATTTTCGATGAAATCAAAGAGCACATACAGATTTTTGAAAAATAGTTCTTCTAGAAACGTTTTATCAAAAGCGAGCCGATCGATATGTGTATTTTCCCACCACAAAAGTAAAAAGAGGAACTTGGTAATTTTGGATATGTTCGATACAAACATGTCGGTGCCTTCAATGTCATCTTTTTGCGTTCGATCGTTGTTTTTGGTAATGGTTTTATTGTACACAAACTGTATTGCGTCTAAATAGTTTAAACAATGAAGCGCATTTGTTTTTTTCATTTGTTCGAGGTATTCAAGATAATAGTACATTGAGCGTTGGCAGTTACAAAAGATGGTGTCAACATTTTTTGTATAAATAAGATTCATGTGAAAAATATGAAAAAGCATACGTATACCGGTTGCGGCAAAAAAATGGCGATTTTCTAAGGTAGACATGAAAACGGACTGGTCAATCATATTTAAATATTCGTGAACGCATAAAATGAGTGTGGATAAAATTCTACGAATGAAATATTCGGCCGTGATTTTTTCGGTTTCGACGCATTTTTTGGGGGAATTTTTCGGAATTTTAGGTGATTTGATCGCCTTCTTTTCGGGGACAATCTTGTTTAACACGCTGGGTTTTAAACGTTTGGACATAACCGTTTGAAATATATTATAATAAATTACCGATATAAAGTATTTACATAGTTTATTATTTATAAATTATAAAAAAATGAGTAAAATGGTTGAAAAAACTACTGGCGCGGCTGCGCCGACAGAAGAGGGACGTATACCGGAGACATCGACACTTGTACATGCGGCGAAACTGTCGATTTTATATGATAAACCTATTTTGTTGGATTACTGGACAAATTCGATCGAGAAGACGGTGCTGATTGGTGTGAAGGACGGAGAGACGCCCGAGAAATTGCTTGTGAAGAGTGAGGAAGAGTACACCAGTCCCATTTCCAAGATTTATGGTGCCGGTAAGGAGTACATTATCATCACGGAGAACTCTATTTATATTGTGGACAAGGCGATCCCCACCAAACGTATCTCGGCTTAGAATTTTTCGAAAATGAGCCACCAAACGATGTAAAATGAAATGATGTAGAGATACATGACAACAAAGAGACGCAAATCTTGAAGGTCCATGATAATAAATATTTATTAAGTATATATTTTTAAATATTTATTTATTTCAATTTTATGATAGGTTTAGAAGATAACATATTGATATTAACCTCACTTGTTTTCATAATCAATGTTATTGTCGGCGTGTACACAAAAAATTACACATATGCGATATTATTTACATTATTGATAATTACCTCACTCGTGGTTCACGGTTACAATAGCCCCCCCCCTCTCCCTCTCCCCATTTTGACGGCTCGCCAAATTATGTAAACATGATAGACAAGATGGTGATTTACACTATTGTTGTATACGGAGGTTACATGTTATGGAACAAAAGCAACGAAAAAAATATGATTTTGATACCGATCATTGTCGCAACTTTTATGTTTTGTGCGTGGGTCTATTGGGTGGGATATACGCAAGATAAATACTGTTTCGACCCAGAAAAATATGTGGCAGATCAGTATCATGCCTTGATGCATATTGTTGGATCGGTAGGACATAATTTGATCATGTTGCTTTGAATTGACGGGATCACTTTCGTACAACCCGATTTTCAAAGTAGTCGCTGGTTACCGTGATCATCTTTTTACGCAATTTAATGGCCTTGTTCTTAACAATGGGGGCTTCGTTCATGACCGAAATGATTTTGTACTCTGATTCGAACATTTTTTTGATGAATTCGTAAATAAACATCAAGATTTGTTCGGAACAGTTGCCCACAATGAGACAACTTCCTGTTCGGAAAATCATGAAAGATACTTCGGTATATTTCTTGTTGTCGATCAATTCACTCATTTTCATTCCACGATCTGCCACAGAAATCGTGCCGTTTTGTAGTTTTACATCAAACCCGTGATCGTGATTGAAGTAAAACTTACATTTGACCCCCGGATAACTGCACGGATCATACGCCGTTTCAATGCCGTATTTTTCACTTTTAAGTACTGAATACAGTTTATCGCGATCAATAAAATACCCACAATTGAAATTGGAATTGATCAATACATTGTCGTTTTCAATATTTTCAATGAATTCAATGTTCTTTTCTAGAAAAGGCTGCAAAAGCTCCAAAATTTTGTCTTTTACTAGATCCAAAATGCGCGTGTTCAACACCCCGGGTATTTCGAGTTTACCCGTGTTGAAAATTTTAACGTGGATTTCTCGGTAGATTCCGTCCATAAAGAAGCGCAATATGATGGCAAAACAGTTGTAGAAAGCATTCTTGACTTTGACCCGGGTGTTCATAATGTCTTTACGAGAGATGCCAATAGTGATTTTGCGTTCATCCTTGAACTTGATACGACGCGCGTTGGGATTGTGAATTTGCTTAATGATGTTTTCCGTATAATAATAATTCGTATCCAGCTTTTGTTTAATCAGTTCGTACTCCTCGGGAGTTTTAGAAACAATCTTCATTTGTTTTTTAATGACACCTTCCTGTTGTTTCCAGTACTCGACCACGTGGATTTTCCAAAATATGGAATGAATGTCGATTTCTTGGTTCAAAAAGAGAACCTTGGTTTTGGTAGAGATGTACAGTTCGTCACATTTGGGGGCATCTACCAACGGTGAGTATGCGTCTAACGATGTGGATTTATAAAAGTCGCCTTGACTTTCTTCGGAGCCTACCGTTTCACTGTCTTCGGAGTTCAACTCGTTCGTACAAGTATCGTCGTCTATTTTACCATCAGAGGTCACCTTTTTTGACCGTGATCTGACGTGAGATTTAGACACTTTTATAGTCATCGTAGGCATACCACTGCCAGTCTGATTATTCAAGAATCGATTCCATTCGTCGTCAATAGATACGTTCATTGTTCGATAACAATTATACAATCAAGGCGAAAGTCTTTAAGTTCTATAGACGAATATTGGTAAATAAATGGGTTATTCTGTATAAAGAATAGCATTCTTTTAAATGGATTCAATTTTTATTTAGGGAAAATAAGATCATATACCTAATAATTTTTGTTGAAAAAAATGTGTAAGTAATAATTATACTGTAATAAATGACTACGCAAATTGTAATAAAAAAACGTTATGATATATCGAGAGAGTCTATTTTGCCTAGTAAAAAAGAAATAAATAATTATTTAAACAGTGACACGTTGAACAAACCGGTTCCTATACCGAACAGCGTTTGCTCACATAAAAAGGATTCGCAGACGTCCGCGGGAAGTCCTCCGAACGAATTCATGTTAATGTTGGCAAAAAGGATGGACACGTATTTTTCCTCCGAGTAAAACCAAATAATGGAACTCTAGGGGTGAACGTCGAGGTTTGTCCAGAAAGCCCGCATTTTGTATACAAAAAAATCCAAGAGAGTTTCGGTTTTGATATCATTGTTGTGTAACATCACTTCAATGATGGACAAAAATTTGAGAAAGAAGGAAATATCTGATCCGACGGAAGGAGTGTTGAATACTTTGGCGGGAACCATCTTCTTTTTCCTGCCGCGGTCGGATTTTTTATCAGAATGTGCCGAAACATTTTGTTTGGGAGAATCACATATATGTGCAAAAGGTTGGTTGCCAGATACATCCAGGTTGGGGTCTTGAATAAAAATGCGAATCAAATGGTGGAAATATTTGAGTAAGATGGATTTTTTATCGATATTGTACTGGATACTGATACGATAAATGAGCAATTTGATGTTCTCTACAGGAATCATAGGATCGATGACAATCCCGTGAATGTTTTCCAAAACACTGCGGTTGATGACCTTTTTATCCCAATTGATGAGGTCCGTGTTTTGATTCAACTGTATAAAATTAATCATACTACGAATGTCCGATTGAAACATGTTTTGTATGGTTTCAATCGAATCATAATTGATGTTAAGGTTCTCGTTTTCTGAAATTGTCTTTATAAATTGGTAAATGGCGAATTTGGGGAGTTGATTGAAACGAATACATATAAATTCGTTTTGTAATGATTCGTCTATTTTGCTGATGTAGTTACAAATGAGACAAAATCGGACGTTTTGATTACACGTTTGCAGTAAATATTTGAGTGCCTGTTGAGCGTTCTTGGTCATGTAATCCACCTCGTCCAAAATGACGAATTTCATGCCAATGTCGAACATGTTGTTGGTTTTGATGAATTGAAAAATTTGATTACGTATGATATCAATACCGCGTTCATCGGAGGCATTCAAATGAATCACCAAGTTTTTGTTGATGGTGGAATATTTGGACTGAAATTCGTTGATAAGATTGATGATCGTGGTGGTTTTGCCCGTTCCCGGAGGGCCATAAAACAAAAGATTGGGGAAATAATTTTTACAAAGAATGTTCTCGAAAAGTTTCTGGTTGACCGGATCGAGAACAATGTTATCAAACCGTGTAGGTCGATATTTTTCAACCCAAGGAATGGGATTATCTTTTTTTTTATGTAGATCAGAAGCGTTCGTCTTGGTAGAAATCAATGTATTATTCATGTGTTTTGTTCTCCAAAAATATAGGAGGTATAGTGAGAAACGTTTATGTATTTTGCGGTGTATATCTTTTATGCCGAAATCGACGTTACTCCCGGAAACAATATTTAAAAAGAATATAGAATGGAAAACCAATAAACATAAATAATTAAAGAAAAATGCCCAGACATAATTTGAAAGAAAAAAAGGATCGGATGGAAGATAAACAGCGGAAACTCGATATTATTCCGGATGTACCTGCACCGGTTCCGGTTCCGGTTCCGGTTCCGGTTCCGGTTCCGGTTCCTAATATAAATATAAGTATAGAAAAGAGCGAAGAGACCGATCAACCGCATGACGCGACAGTATGTGATGTAATTTCGGAAGTAACCAGTACGAGAACACCGGATAGCGTGGCGGTTTCTAAGAAAAGAGGAAGAAAACCCAAGGGTGGTAAGTTGATTTCAAAAAGCTCGGATAGTGAATCACAAAGTGTACAGATACCCAATATTATATTACATTTAAAGTGTTCTCTGAGTGATTTGACGGACTATAACAACGTGATAAACAAGATGGTTACCAATGAATTAATTTACAATCCAGATGTGCCTCCGGAAATCCAGACGTACAATAGTGATAAAATCGTCGATAATTTTAGTACATACGAAATGAATTCTCAGAGTGTGGTCGATACCGACAAATCCAAAGTGAATTATGCGTATTTGGATCCAGCAACGATAAAACAGACACCAGGAAAGCTCATTCAGTCTACGAACCAGTTGTGCTCACTTTGTAGTATGAAATTGTCCGATGAACCGGTTTCTGAGGATACTAACCACGAGGGTCCGAAGGATTTACCCGAGAACGAAGAGGTCAACATGAAGGACATCAATTATAAACTGAAACACTTGAAGATCAATCTGTATAAAAACACCTTACAGGACAAAAAATCCGCATGTTTTTGGTGTACTTACGACTACGACAATCAGCCGTGTTACATTCCCAAGTGTGAGATGGATGATAAAATTCACGGTTACGGGTCGTTTTGTCGTCCGGAATGCGCGGTGGCATATTTGATGCGTGAAAATTTGGACGATTCTACAAAATTTGAACGGTACCATTTACTGAACCATATTTACAGCAAAGTGTACAAGTACAAGAAGAATATTAAACCTGCGCCGAATCCCTACTACCTCTTGGACCGGTTTTACGGCAATTTATCGATACAAGAATATCGCAAATTACTGAAAACAGAACATCTTTTGACGGTGATTGAAAAGCCCATGAGTCGTATTTTGCCCGAGTTGTACGAAGACAATGACAATTTTTTGTTGGGTATTTATGGTAATGTTTCGAAAACCGCCCAGACCAACAATAATACGACCGGAAATTCGAATAGCAACGTTTATAAAGTGAAACGTCAGTCGGAACAAACCACGACCACCAAAAAATCGACCATTATGAAGGAGAAGTTTAATTTACAATAATTCTTTACACTTTTTGATGATTTATACCTCTATTATATATATCTATTTCAAAGTGGAAAAGGTACAATATGAGTGATATTTACCAGACTTTAGTCGACATAGGCAAGTCGTTATTACGATATTCGAACCCAGAATCCGAATATTATTACGATGTGAATCGCTATTTACGATCAGAAACATTCGACATATCTAAAAAAAAATTGGCACAAATAGAGACTGACGTACGTAACATCGATCACGGATTCAAGTTACCCGAAATACACGAACTCTCGCATCGCAACATGAAAGTGTATCGGGGAATGGACAAAGATCTTGGTATGAAGCTAGGCGACACGGTTCTGGTCAAAAGCTTTATTTCTACCTCGTCCGACATCGAACAAGCGCGCGATTTTACGGATTATAAAACAGACTGTTGTTTATTTGAGTTATATCTGGACGACAACATACCGTACATAAATATGGCACTGTATAACGTATCCGAGAAAGAAATACTTTTACCTCGCAATCTTTTGATGACGTATGTAGGTACAACAATGTATAGTCGTGCGGGTGAGTCCCCCGTACCTGTTCGCATTATGAAAATGTCGCGCCCTGTAGAAATTATGTTGGATGACGTACCTAGCATGCGAGGAGGACGACAAAAAAGGTCGCATATTAATCGCACCCGGAGGCGTAATAAAAGTACGATTTGAAAATAGTATACACCCTTGAACATTTAAATCCGGACAACTTATGAGTGATTTTCTCATTTTTTATCATAGAATATGACGCATAAAACCCCGGATTACAAAACTTCTGTAGTTCAATACTATTTGAAAAACAACCAAAGTATGAAAAAGATATGTAAGGTATTTGATTGTAAGAAAAGCACACTGAATGACTGGGTTCATAAATATAAGAATAATCATAAAAATCTCACAAGAAAAAATAGACCGGCAATTTCATACAAAATAAATAAAGACCAAGTCAAAACCGCATTGGATATATTGGATAAGAACGAACAATATACTATGAATGAGCTGTCAATGTTACTGAAAGAAAAACATAAAGAATTTGATGTTTCACCTCAACATTTAGGTAGAATTATGCGTAACCATAACCGAACTCGTAAGCGAACCCGTCACGAACATTTTCCAAGCGAACGGCGAAAGATTCCTACGGATAAAGAGGAAGAATTAGAAAATTTTTATCGTAAAGTAAAACAATATCCAATAGATAAAATAATATCATTAGACGAAACCAGTGTAGGTGCGTTATTGATGCCATCCTATAGTAGGTGTTTCATTGGAAAACGATGTATCATCAAAACCAATAAAAATTTTGTATTTCAGAAATTTACATTGTTAGTTGCGATTAGCAATTCTCAACGGATTGGGTATGAACTTTACGAAAAGGGCGGGACAACCAAAGAACGATTGTTGGCATTTTTAGAAAAGAATGTGTTTGGAAAATACAAAAATCATTTGATAATTATGGACAATGCCGGTAGTCATCACAATGACCTTATCAAGGAAGCAATTATCAAAAGTGGTAACCAAGTTTTGTATAGTGTGCCATATACCCCCAAAACAAACGCAGTTGAACAATATTTTAATCAACTAAAATATTACTTGAAGAAGTATCGTAATGTGAATGATTTTCAACAATTGAAACAGAATGTTCAAAGTGCTATCCATAAAATAAAACCACTGAATTACGCAAACTATTTCAAAGATGCGTATGACAGGAAAAAGGACTTGGAATATTCACGAAAACCATCTACCCGTAAATGTAAAACTAAAAAATATAAAGATTAAATTGTATATGTTACAGTAAAACATATACAATGCGACTGAAAAGTGAGTTATACCGACAAGAACAAGAAGAAATTGTTAATAAATTGCTTACTATTTTGGATTTGGAACATAATAATCCATTGATTTTGTATCATCTGGATAATAACAAAGAGTTACAACAAAATATTATGGCTTTAATACCAGAAATACGCACTTTTTTTACCTTTTATGAAATGCCCGCAATTTGCGAACCCCATAAATTCAAACGACCATATTTTTTGATTATCAAATATCTATTGAAATCCACGTATAATATTACAAAAAAGGAATTTCATTTTACACAAGACGGGGAGTATATTCGCACAGTTAAATATTTTTTTACTCCTCAACCGGATTCATCATCGCTATCTAAATAATTGTCACTCATTGATTCTTTGTTTATCAATTCAATCACACCATTGACGCATTCACTTTCAGCAAAGTAATTGAACGTTTTTGTTAGTGCGCGAATGATGTCGTCTAATTCTTGATATGTCCATTTTTCGGTTTGGTCATCCGCATTTGTAACTTGGTCCAAAATTATATCATTATCCTTATACCTTGAAAGATTCATATACTTCATATGGCGGCGAAAGCGTATCTGTTTATTCTTAATATTGCTATCTCCACCGATTCCACCTTCTGCTCGTTGTAAATGAGGTATTGTTATGTTTGATTCCAATCTACAATATGTTTTCATTTTTTCTAAAACATATGCGTTATCGCCACTTTCACAGTCTTCTTTGAGTTTTTTCCACCTATTCATATAATCAACTGGAGCATCCGCATCAATGCGAAACCTCAATTTATGGGTGTGAGTATCCAAAATAAACATTATAGTATGTTATAATGTTTTTCTATATTATTTCAATTTTATCAAATCAATCGGACATAATGATTCATAAATAATAATTTTATATGCGTCTTTATCGTTATATACACATTTTTCTTTGAAGAATAATAATCCAATTTCATTTAATTCACTTATAAACTTTGCCTCATCCGCAAATGTATCATAGTTATAGGCATAACTGATAATAAATGTTTGTTCTTCTTTCGCCGTACCTCTTTGTGTTTTTGGTTTATGCGCATATATTTTATAATGGTCTATGAATGGATATTTTTGAAGTATTTCTTTTTTTTTCATCAACCTAACTCGTTTATTCACATTTCTGATATTATGGTAATCACCCCAAATATTTGTTTCTCTTATGACCATATCATCATTCATTTTATGATATTGTAATTTATTATTTATATTATTTCATAAAAAGGACTTAAAGTATTTTTCGTTAAATTCTGTATAATAAAACCTTTAGGTATATTATAGGATGGGACGACCCAAAAAGGAAGTTCCGCCCAAACCGCCCGACAAACCAACTTTTGATTTTGACTTCTACAAGGCAGTGAAGGTTCCTATCAAACATATACTGAAACAGCCTGAAATTCATTTGCCAAAAATAAACAACGCCGTTCGCAAATGTCACCAGATTGTTATTCATACCCTAATGTTTATAAAACTATACTTGTTGGATTACTACGAAACACACCAAACATTACCGGTAATTGACCACAAGTTTATCCAAACCTGTATGAAAATTGTATGTAAAGAAACTACCACTGGGCGACCACCAAGTAATGCGACTGTTGAATTAAAAACCATATTGAAAGCATTTTATCAAGAACATTATTTGCCACTTACCCAAAATGACCAATTGGATTACACCAACTTAAACACGGTTTTGGATTATCTCAAAGTCACAATATTGACTGTCTATGAAAATAACATCAAGGCACATTTTGTGGAATATGTGGAACGCTATGTGAATGTAATTTGGAAAAAACGATTTCTAACCCAAAGAATTAAAGCCAAAGTAAATCTAACACAAAAAGAGAAAGAAGCCAAATTACGAAAATTAGGAAGCGAACTACGCAAAATCAAAAACGACATATTGAATGTGGAAACTACTGATTTTACTTCTCATTCTTCTTATCATTCTTGGATTCAGGAACAGAAGAAGAAAATAATGCCGGTAAAAACTAAATTTGAAAAACAGAACATCTATTACGATATTCAATGTCATCCGCAAGATTATTTCCCTTGTATGTTGTTTATGATGAAACAAATAGAGAAAGAACAATACAAAATTAGTAGCGTATTTCCTTTGCGCAGCGAAATCATTCCCAAACACATACGTTTGGATACAACCACGATTGTATTGTTACTTTTTACTAAGAAACAAGGTATCAAAACCGAATATACCACCAAAGGTAACTTAAAGAAACAAGAAAATAATATATGGAAGTTTTTCTTTCGCACCGACCGGCAATGTTTTCATAAACCGAATTATACTTTCCATCATATGATTGAGACCGATGGTGTAAGTGCGACGATTTTGTTCATTCGTAATGAATTTATTGGAAAACATCTACCCAACAATAAGTTCAAAGAAAAGGAACAGTATTTAGATGAATTGAATGATTATTCTGGATTACAGACCAAGAAAATTGTCGCAGTAGATATGGGAAAAAGTGATTTGATTTATTGCGTGGATGGAAACGATAAAGATGCGAACATATTTCGTTATTCTCAAGACCAACGACGCAAAGAAACTAAAAGCAAGAAATATTCTAAATTGATTTTAGAATTTCGTCACACCGTCGTCAATGACCGAACAGTGATTGAATATGAAACGGAATTATCCAATTATAATAAAAAATCATTGAATATAGACGATTTCAAATCATATATCAAAAGGAAGAACGAAATCAATCATATATTGTTTTATTTTTATGAGAAATATTTGCTTAGAAAACTAAAATTGAACGGGTATTTGAATACCAAGCGAAGCGAACAACGAATGATACTGAATTTCCAAAAGAAATTTGGAACACCAGAAACTGTCATCATTGCTTTTGGGGATTGGGAACAACGGCAACAAATGAAATACAAAGAACCGACCAAAGGAAAAGGAATGCGTGGTTTATTCCGTAAATGTGGTTATAAAACCTATTTAGTAGATGAATTTCGTAGTAGTTGTAAGTGTTCGCAATGTAATGGAGGCGAATGTAAGAATTTTTTAATGGTAGAAAATCCCAAACCATACCAAAACAATCAACAAATGTGCTGGGGGCTTTTAAGGTGTAAATCCTGTAATGGCTTTTGGAACAGAGATTGTAACGGAGCAAAAAACATCTACAAAATAGCAGAAAATGCGGTAAAAACAATCGCGCGACCGGCTTATTTATGTAGAGGAACGTTTCAAGCCATTTTCAAGAGTGGCTATAACCAAAATTTACACGGGTATGAAAAGACCCGACCTTGAAAAACTAAATTTTAAAAACAACTTAAAGTTGTCCGGATTTAAATGTTCAAGGGTGTAAAACAAAATAAATACATCATATTGAAATCATATTATAGGTCGAATGATTTCGGTAGATTTAATGGGAGGATTGGGGAATCAACTGTTTCAAATCGCGGTAGTTATCGCGTACTGTTTTCGAGAACGTACTACTCCTATTTTTCCTTATTCTGAAACCCTGAATGTAAGTGTAGTAAGGCCCACATATTGGAATACACTCTTGAAGAAATTGAAAAAATTTACCACGGTAGACAACACAACATTTACGAATGAAACGGTATATCAGTTTCAGCGGTACCATGAACCATATTTCAATTACAAAGAAGTACCGCGTGGTTTGGAGAACTGCATGTTGACGGGATATTTTCAAAGTTACAAGTATATTGAACATTGTCGCGATGTGGTTCTCGATGTTACCGGACTGAACGACGAACGTTTGAAAATGTTGGACGAATACGGAGATACCCCTTTTTTCAAAAACGCGCCCACCGTAAGTGTCCATTTTCGTCGGGGAGATTACAAGGTAAAACAGCAGTTTCATCCCATCATGCCGTATGAATATTACGACAGTGCGATGGACATGTTACCGTTGAATTTTTTAGAATCGAGCCATGTAATGTATTTTTGCGAGGAAGAAGATCGAGCGGACGTGGACGAAATGATGAATAAATTAAGGGAAAAATATAATTTTGCGGAAATGATGTGTGTTGATCATGCTTTACCGGATTGGAAACAATTGTTGTTGATGAGTTTGTGTCAAGTGAATATTGTTGCGAATAGTTCATTCAGTTGGTGGGCGGCTTTTTTGAATGATCATCCAAACAAGACCGTTATTTGTCCGACCACGTGGTTTGGTACAGCTATGTCGTGTAATACGTCAGACATGTGTCCACCGGATTGGATACGAATTTGAAAGTTTTTCAAGAAAATTGATTTATGTTTTTTTACAATAGAATTAAAGATAAATCCGCTATTTAAGACATCATGGAGAGAACCCCTAAAAATTTGCGTGAATTACATAACGCAATGGCAACCTACGATTATATGATGGGTTTACCGATGATTGTTAAATTGAAGGCACAATTAAAAAAAATAAAAGAGGAAAATCGCGAACTTCGTCAAATGTTGATGTTACATAAAGAAACGCAGACCAGTATGGAAACCATGTTGGGGGTGTTGAGAGACACAATTGTGGCAATTCAGAATACATCAGTTCAAAATTCAAGTAAACCCGAAACTGTACCAAATATTCGCTACGAAATCATCAAAGAAGAGGAAGACGAAGAAGAAGCCGAAGAAGAAGCCGAAGAGGAGGAAGCCGAGGAGGAGGAAGCCGAGGAGGAAGCCGAGGAGGAAGCCGAGGAGGAAGCCGAGGAGGAAGCCGCAGAGGAGGAGGAAGAAGCCGAGGAGGAGGCCGAGGAGGAGGCCGAGGAGGAAGCCGAGGAGGAAGCCGCAGAGGAGGAGGAGGCCGAGGAGGAAGCCGAGGAGGAGGAGGCCGAGGAGGAAGCCGAGGAGGAGGAAGCCGAGGAGGAAGCCGAGGAGGAGGCCGAGGAGGAGGCCGAGGAGGAGGCCGAGGAGGAGGCCGAGGAGGAGGCCGAGGAGGAAGCCAAGGAGGAAGCCGCAGAGGAAGCCGAGGAGGAAGAAGTATATGAAGTCACCATCAATGGTAAATCATATTATACTACAAACGAAAAAACAGGAACGATTTATGATGTAGACGAAAACGGCGATGTTGGTATCGAGGTTGGACAGTATAAGGAAGGAAAGGCGACGTTTTGGTCAACCAAGTAACACCGATTAGCGTTGTAGTTTGATTGTTTTGCGTAAATAAATATTTTTTAATCTTCTCGTTTTCTTTTTACCGCCTTTACGCGAGGGTTTTGCGGCAGGTACCGCCGTCGATTTCCCTGAAATGTCTATATACGGATAATTTTGTAAAATCCAGTCGCGTGTTCTCTTCTTTTTGAATAGTCGGTTGAACTGGTCGGCAAGTTTTATATCTTTGTATTCGCATTTGATTTTATCCACGTTGGCCGCATCAAGTTTCCCTTTGACCAAATCGATGTGGATATAAATTTCGTATTGTGGTTTTTTTAGGTCACCAATATTTATGTTTTGAAAGCTCGTATTCATGTAAGAAGTCAACCAATATTTGTCGCGCGCATTTTCAATAGGTTTACAGTCAAATGTGTAAAAACATGGTTCCAAAACCCCCATAATTTGACCGAATGTGATCTTGCTCACATCATTTTTGGAGTAGTTAATGAGTATATTTTGTAATTTATTGTTCGCCGACTCACGCTGGGGGTCTAACAGCACCTCCAAAGACTTGATAAGAGATTCCGCGTCTTGATACGACTTGAAATCGTCCTTCTTTTTAATATTGATAGTGGCATTTTTCAAATATTCTTTGGAAAATTTGGTCGATTTCACCAACGCTTTGGCGGTTTCAACGAGTGATTTATAAAATTTCAACGATTCATTGTCGATGTAGCTGGAGGATATCAATTGGTCCAAAGTAACAATGGTCGAAACTAGGACATCTATGGGCGTTTTTTTGGTATCCGACGTTTCGTCGGGAAAGTTTTTGTAACGTGCCACATATTTCTTGTCGTTGAATACTTTCAAAAAGGTATCCACGTTGTCATTAAACTCGGTAGGAGTGTCGCCAAATGGGAAAATAGTGTTGTTCGTTTTTGTTTTTGAAACATCCCAGCCGTTTATAAAAAAGTTGTTTATGGTTTGGTACACATTTCCGGTACTGTAACTTACATTGAAATCACTGCGTTTCAACATATCATAATAGTCTATGTTTCGGCGTTCATCTTCCAATTTTTTGATTATTTTATTGATCTTGGGTTCACGTACGTTGTAGTTTTTGATGAGCCGCTTTTCTTCGACGAATTCAAACAATTTTTCCGTTTTATTTGACGATTTATAAATGACGATTTTCAATTTATCCTTTTCTTCGGGAATTTGCTCAAAAAACCCCAGATACCAGTAGTCTTTATCCCGTTCAAGAGGAACCTTGTAAGGAGGAAATTGAAATTCCACCATTATTTCTGTTTCGTTTGAATAGATGAATTCGTTATCAATCTCTGTGGCCATTTTTTTGAAGGCATCGGTTTCGCCAAGTTTCAAAAAGGCGTCTATTTTTTTGATAATTCTTATAATGGTGGTCAAATTAAGAGTGTCTTTTTGAGAAATTTTAGAGGTGGTGGTTTTGGGTTTCAAAAGATTTTCCACATATCTCACATCCTTTTCAAAATTATGCTTATCCAGTTTTTTTTTGAGGGTTTGGGTTAAATCCTCCGTCTTTTTTTGAGAACGTTTGATTTCAGAATCACACCATTTTTTATAGTTCAAAAAATCTAGACAGACATTTTTGTAAAGTGGATGATTGAATAGATCGTTCAACCAAACTACGCGGGTTGCCGTAAAAACCTCTTTATTTATCGATAGATACGTGTATGTGGGATTGATAAAAATGGGGGGTGATGCCACAGGCTCCCTCTTGATCAATCTGTCCAAGGAAGAAAATACATCGTATTTTTGAGGAAAAACTATGGAAAACAATATTTTTAACATGATTTGGATGTTGTATTCACCATTTTGGGTCTCGTTTTCCTTCTCTTCTGCGGTTTTATTCGCCGTATCGATCATGGTTTTAATTTCTGCCAAAGTAAGTAAATTCATGATGCTTCTTTTGAAAAAGGACTTGTTGAAAAAGAAAAAGAGTATGTCTTCACGAGGAAGATTTTGAAAAAGGGTGGGAGGATACTGTATTTCGGTAGTAAAAAAGGGGAATTCTGACAACGGGAAATCCGCTACCTTTTCGGCGTCTTTGGATACATCGTCTTGAATAAACATACTGCTGGTTAACAATACCGGTGTGCTTTTTGGGATATTTGTCTCAATATTGATGTGAATATTAAAAACGTTTTGTAAAAAGAGATGTTCGTAAGAATCCTTGTCTTTGTTGTTTCCCTCGGCATTTTTTTTTATTTCTTCGTCTATTTTAAGTTTTATCTGTTTTTCTTCGTCCCTTTTTTTTTGTTCCTCTGCTTGTGGATCCATTTTAATAATATAATACGTATATAGTAACATTATATTATTCTTTTATGAAATGTAATTAGGTATGGTATTTTTATTGACAGAGGTATTATCTTGTTTTGCGGCTTTTTCTAAAATCGCCTTGGCTTTGGCAATGTCCTCGTCACTGACTTTGTCGTCGTTATCGTTTGAATTGTTTTCCAAGAGATCGAGATGGTAACTGGTAAATGTTTCGGGTAAACAGCAAAAACGGCTTTCTTCGTTCAGTATGAATTCAAACAATATAGTGAATAAAACGACGATGAATAATGCAACATAAACATCCCGGGTACCTACCCACGCGATGGCAAACACCAGAATCTGTTTACTAAACGTGTATTTCAAATATGCCTCCATACTTTTACTAATTTTGATGTGTACAAATTTGGAACCGATGTTAATAATTATAATCATCAATCCCGCAAATATTTTACTCGTATTCAAATTTTGTACAACATTGTTGGTATGTTCACTTATTTTTTTAAAAAAAGATCCGGAATTTGTTTTTTTCATTATACTATATCGTGCGATAAAATTAAACCCTCGAAATTTCATACCTTTAGCGATTAACACCGGGCAACGTTACCGGCGTACATGTGACCTCATCCATGCTAAAATAATACGAGATTGTTCAAGAGTGTATTTTACAAAAAGGGAGAACCCGTCATTCTTGACATGACCGTTTCATACCATTCGTTGGATTTTTTAGGAACGACGATTTCATTTTCCGTTTTTAAACGCGATTCAACGATGGAAAATTTACACGTGGGGTTACACGGATTACAACTGGTATCCTGTTTCAGGTCCGGAAAAACGTGTTGTGCCATTTCGTGATTCACGTCAAATCCCTTGTATTTCAAATCACCCAAAGGACAGTATTTACCGATAAAGTCTAAATCTTCTTTAGTACGATTCTGGAACAGGGATTCTTCTTTAAATGGTTGATACTCGGAAACCACGACGGATTCGGGTTCGTATCTCGGGGCTTTCCCCCCGTCCTTGCCTATTTCCCAGAAAAATCCCTCCTTTTTCTCAAAAAGATGGACGGGAATGTATTGGTAGTAAAAGAGTAAAATAAAACAAAATAATAAGCCATAAACGATATTATGAACCGTGTAGTAAATAAGAAGCGCCACGGCAAGAATTCTGCCTAAAAGTGAATGTGCCAAGGCAGCCATGTTGTTCGGATAAGATAAAAAGAAAAAGAGGATCAGTATCAAGGAAAAATCACAAAAACATTTAGAATAATCAAATTTGACCATGTTTTTACTTATATATATAAAGACTATATTTGCGCCATAAACGTCGGTTTACCGTAGTAAATAATTTTCTCTGGATTTTCTAAGATAGGTTATACCATTTAAAATTACATTAAATGTCTTTAGCGGCGACTGCATCCATATGGACAAATGAAAATCAAACAAGAAAAAGACAACCGACCATGCGTCGCACAGCAAAACTGCGACCATACAACGACCCCACGACCATGGATCCAGATGAATATGTAAGTCAATCGGAAAATTACCAAAATATCCAAAACTTACAGCAAAGTTCTCCCCCCTCTATTTCGGACATTGAAGCATCCAACGCCGACCGTGAAAAAAAGGTGAACGAAATGTTGAACAAGATTACCGCATTCAATGCCGAGAACGATGGTAACAAGTTGGGGAATTTTGTGCCATTAGACCCCCCGAATATTTCCGACACCCGTGCTCAAGTATATGACGCAAATACGGTGTCTCACTCGAAAAATTTGGATCCTTCTGAGCTTTTGCCACAAACCCTTCGTCGAGCAACTTCGGGGGATGGTTATTTAGCGAATGAATCGGCCAATTTGGAGTACAGTAATTACAATAAAACCTACGATTCTCCCAAGCTTTTCCAAAAACAACCTTACTATGCCAACATGGGTATTTCAACACCAGGTGATGATAAGGTCATGGAAAAAATAAATTATATGATTCATATGTTGGAACAGCAGCAGTCCGAAAAAACGGCGAATATTACCGAGGAATTCATTCTATATATATTTTTAGGAGTTTTCGTGATATTCGTGGTGGATTCATTCAATCGCTCGGGCAAATACGTACGTTAATGTACTTTTGTCACCGGTAAAGATAAGAAAAGTCAGCACAAGTTTTGTATTTCTACATTCGTACATTATATTATAATCTAAATAGTAAATTATAATATACGTTATATTCACATGTACGCAGAGAATTTAGATACGCTCAATGATGTTAAAAATATACTGAACAATTTACATTATACTGACGACGTATGTCCTCAAAATGCGGATCATTTATACAATATGGTAACCTCTATTACAGAAGTCATCGAACCACCGATAAGTGAAACGGTAGAAGGAAAAACTTATTTAATTACCGGGGGAATGATGGACCCCTCTACTACCATGATCATCATGATTTATTACGATAAGGAAGAGGATGAATACATTCCTCATTTAGCACACGACAGAGATGACAAAATAGATTATTCGTCGTTCAAGATGTTTGGTGTGTGTAAAAGTTACGATGATGCGGTGAGAATAATTACTATGATGTTGACGCCGCTCCATGTTCAAGACTGTTTTTCAAATAAATAAATGTATTGTCCGGCATCATTAAGATACGCGACACTGCTTTGGACAATGAATCCGCATTTTTGAATCAAATATACCAGGTCTTTCAAATTCTCCATATACATGGTGAGTTCGTTTTGACGCACTTTACCGGTGACCGCGTCTTGGAATGTTTCGGTAGTGATGACCCGTGAATCACCGCTGGCCAAGTCCTTGAAATCCACCTTATTTTTGTAAGTAAAGTCGATGAAATTAATTGCCGAGTCGGTCACGCGTTGATCTACAAAGTCTTGAGGGTTACCTACTAACAATGGATTCGCCGCAGGAACGATCGGGTTATATGTGTCGCGAGCCACTAAATGAACAATAAGATAACCGTTGGGTTCCAACCAATAATAGCAGTTACGTATCAATGTGAGTTTATCTTGAAATTGATAAATGGTAAAATCCAAACAGGTAATGTGGGTGAAGGATCCGCGTTCATACGCCATAGGGTCTGTAGCTGAACCACATTTTGCGTTGATGTCGGGGTATTTACGCTGGGCAACGTCTACCATGGCCGCAGACGTGTCGATGCCGTAAGCTTGAAATCCCTGTTTGGTCCAGGCATTCACCAGATCGCCCGTACCGCTACCAATATCCAGTAAACGGCTATGATTGGCCGTAGGATGGGTCATGTCCAAAATAGTCTTGTATTCATATTCAACCCGTTCTTTGGGCATGTATAAATCATCGTATATTTCCGCATAATAAGAGTCATACATGTCGTAGTTGCGCTTCAGTACAAAAGGAGCACTTTGATCGAAACCCTCGCGGTAAGGATCCGTATTGAACTGTTTGAAAAATAAGATAACAATGAATATAGCCGCGAGGATGACGAGAACGGTCAACCATTTATTTTTGGGAAATTTCATAATTATATACCTATATAATTATGAATTATTTTTGTTTTACGAAAAAATTCGAAAAAGCTTATTTTGAGCAACGTAACTGTGTACGTGTATGGTTTTGAAATACGGATTGGCCAATATCATACTGTTGGATATTGGATTCGGTCGTTTTCAGTACAAAAGGTGTAAAAAGCATGGGGTGGGTTTGATCATCTATACCACCCAACGGTTTTTTAGTGGTCAAATCTACGATATATAAATCGCTTTCTAAAGAAGGTATGTATTTACCACTGATGTCGTCACAACTGTTCAATACGCGGGTTTGATTGCGCAAATCGTTTTCAGTATCGACCCGACGCAAATAACCGTTGACCGGTCCACGACCGTTTCCTGGATTGAACATGACTTCCGGATAATAGTCTAAATGTGTTTGTATTGGTACGGTAGCAGCTTTTCGCGCGTCTAAAACGGGAAACAGCGAATATTTGGTGGCAACGGGGCGGGGGTCAAAATTGGGCTCTAAGCCAATGTCCGGGAAAACTCGGTTCATTAAACGGTCGTTGAGTTCTTCTACGCGTTCGTTTTGACCATTCAACAGTGCACAAGGCGCACCGTAAGGAGAAAGCAATACATTGTTTGTAGGTTCCAATTGGACAGGATGGTTTTGCATCTAAAATAACACACTTATATTATCCCACGAAAATATTTTACATGTTCTCGTTCGAACCGTTGGACGTGGCCGGCAATTCCTCGTAATTAATCATAGTCCAATCGGGAAAATCGTAGACATCGCCGTGATGTTTCGGCCTTAAATCCAAATTCGGATAATATATCTTGGAAAACCAGGCAAACACGCCGATAAACCACCCCATGATACCGTTGGTAAGAACAATGTAGCGGCAGGTGGTCGCAAACATGATCGTGTCGACCTCGTCCATGATCAACGGTCTCAGATTGTATTTACTGATAAGTTTTTGACAAATTTCGTGGTCCAACGATTCACTCGAAATAAATCCGTTTTTAAAATCGATCTTTTGAAGAGCCATATCGTAATATTCGTAACTCGGACAAAATCGGAGAGCGTCGCCCAGCCGTACGTGTACATACACGTCTTCATTGTTATTGTACCGATATGCGTAGATGTTGTGATCCATGATACTCTTTTTCACGGGTTCCGATTCGTAGTGTTTTCTTAGGAAATTCGCAATCTCTTGCGTCTGAAAAAAGGTTTCCGAGGTATAAATATTGTTTTTGCCTAAATCTTCGTGGTAGAGGTAACGAAAAAAATCTTCGTCTTTCAATGGTTTCGTATGATAATGAAAATTGGTTCCTTTTTTGTACAAAGGTACCCCCAAACGGTCGATTTTATCCTCATAACCGTACCAGAATTTCAATTCGTATTTCTCTGCTAAAAAACTACAAATGGTATTACGAATGATTTGATTTCCAAGTCTTCCGGAGGATCCAACCGTATCGTTTGCCATGAATATAATAAATGAAATATGTGTTTATTTTTAAGTCTTCTGTTTTAGTAAAATATATTATTGGTAGTCAATCGTGGTATAAATATCCGTATTTTATATATATGTCTACCAAAAAAGGGGGAGACTTGAAACATGAAATATTTTCGAAAATATTGAGTATCGGTTATGAACTGGAAACAAGTAGCATATCAAAACTCACCTTATTACCGAATACGAATATTTTATTGAACACGGATGTTAACACGAATGACTACAGAGAAATTCAGGAAACCCTTCCCCCAGAGGATCCGACAAAAGACGAATATCATTTACGGCGTAACGAACGGATAGAATACGATGTCTATTTAACAGAAGGCATTCATTTAGAAAATCCGACGGTAGATGTCAATAGTAATTTTTTAGTGACAAACGATATGACAGACACTCCCCTTACGAATTATTTAACCGAAAGATGTGAAAATAACGAAAAGGAGAACATTTTAGCTGGTTTGCGCATTGCGTATCCTGATGTCACCATCGAGGACGAAGCCGATATGGAAGGTTTTGAGGACGATGTATTTGAACTTGCCAAAGGTTTTAAAAACGATCTTTATACCTTTGTGTTGGATCCAACCGGCGAATCTGACGTGAGTGGAAATGAATACAAAATAAATTTTGAAATGTCTGGACAAAAAGACTGTGGCATGTTCAGCGGTACAGAATGGATTTTTACGTATTATAACCCTCAGAGAGGAGAAAATATTATTATGGACACATTCATCAATGTCATACGAAACTTACAGCTTCATTTCAGTAAATTAGTTCTCGAAGGTACGGGATCGTTGGAACGATCATTACCGGGAATTTCTTGGGTACGCCCAAAAGTACCCGATCCGGAAACGCGAAAATTATTTCGCTACCCGGAAAGCAACTTGTATTATTTACAAACTCATTTTATAGACGAAGAACACTTTCTAGAAGATATATGCGTAGTTCCTCAGATGACGTTTGCTTGTAAATCCGAAGATCTTATTGATATCTGTAAAGAATTGGTACGTGATACAGTTCGAACATTTGGTGATTATACCAAACTTTCCGTGGAAAGAATTGAAGTTATGGACAAATTGGACATGTGTATTGAACGTTTGTTTGATGAATACAACAAAATGTCTCTCGAGAAAACCGAAACAACAACGGACATGAAAGAACCAGAATCCGTTTCTGAGAAGAAAGAATTTTCGGAAGAAAGAGAACCCGAATTATTAAAATCCATAAAATCGTGTATTTTTCTGTTTCTTTTCAAAATGTATCAGTACTACAACAATTTTTTACAAGACCCGAGTGTAAAATCTAATTCAGATAACAAGAAGTATTTAAAGGATACTCTGTTCATCAATTCTAGACACTGTAATTATGCTCTATATGTGGAATTGAAACGGTTGGTGAGAATGTATTTTCCGAATACAACTGAACCAGATATCATTGACATTATCCAGAAATTGATAGTAAATCAAAAAGTGCTCAACGAATTTTTGGTAGAGGATAATTCTTTTGTGCGCAAAAATGCGTTTAGATACAAAAAAAATGTCCTTGATAAAGCGAACAAAAACTACGGCGATCCTCATTATTCGCTGATTTCTTATTTAGAATATTTCGAAGATCCCTTGGAAGAACTTGAATTGACCGAGGATGTTCCGGAAGAAAGAATAGAAAAGGTACACGATTGGCTCAAGTATAATAATGTGGATATTTATTCTTCGGCGATGCCGATAAGGGACGGGGTACTCTTGGTAGAAGTGCGTTCTTTTGCAAGAATGCTTTCAACATTTGTATCTTCTATACCGGATGTTCCTCTGTATGAATCGATTATTTCTGGTGCTTGTAGTCGAATCACAAAAAAAGAGACTTTCAATCAGAGATCTTTTTCTATGAAAACTCTTACCACCTTTGCGGATGTATATCAGGGGGTGCGAACCGCTTCTGATAAAGATCTCACTTCGGATGTACTTTATATACCTGACGACATTTCTGAGATAACCAAGAAAAGTAGTAAAAAAAAATCAAAGAAACGTAAAGCGGACGACGACACTTCAGAAAGCAGTAAAAGTAAACGGTCTACCCAAAAGAATCGTAAAGATAAAACCATTAAACGTAGAACCCGTGACGAAATTTCCGTAATCAGTTCTAAAAGCAGTTCTGACAAAAAGACACGCAGAAAAACGTGAAATGTCGGATCATTTGAAAAATTGAATTATTGTCAAGATTTAAATACTTTACAATAATTAACGCAAAACCAATGAACTTTTATTCGGATAAAATCCGAGATGAAATTGTAGAAAATTCAGACCTGGAAACCATGATGGACGAATTGGATAGTTTTCAAAGTCAATACGAATATTTGATTTTGAAATATTCCATGTATACAATCAACCACAAATATACTATGAACATTTTGAAAGACTCGGACAATATTGTCATCGCGTTTTACTGTTTAGATCAAGAATTCGAAATATCGAATTGTCCGTCGATTCTCATATATAGTAAATATTTGTGCGAAGACGAAATACATTATTATGTGTTGTTTACTTGTACAAAACGTAGTTTCAGAGGCCAAGGATATGCGTCCAGACTGATGGACGGATTTTTAGACCGGGTATCTGAAGAGAACCGAGAAAGTAATAAAAAGGTGAAGGTCATTTTGAGTTCCCTTGAAACGTCGGTGTTGTTTTACGAAGGCTACGGATTCAAATGGACAAGGAAATGTATTTCGGAATATCCAATTCTATTGAAATATGAAGGGTACGAAAAAAACAAGGAGTATTTCATGATGGAATTGAATATTCAATAATTTCTATAGATGTAATATAGTAAATATGCAAGGCCATTTTTTGGCAAACGGTAATTACGTAGACCACGACGGATTCGTGATACCGAGTCGCGTTGTAGAATATTTAAAGGAAAAATTCGGACAAGACGCTTTGGACAAAGAAAACGTCAAAGATACCGTAAAATTTTTGTTTGCTGCGGTACGTTTGGCCGATATGAAAAACACCAAGGTAGATTCACGCAGCTTTAGTAAAACGTCAAGAGGAGGTAAACGTACTAAGAACCGCAAATCAAAGAAACGTAGATCGACGGGCCGTCGTCACCCAAAGCATTGAATTTTTTAATTTTCCTTGATCCAATCGTCAAAGACGAAAATGTCTCCGTGCCAAATACGGCGCTTGTGGTAGTCGGGATAAAATACCTTTTCGGTGTGATAACCCATGACCGCCATCATCCACGAAAAAGTTCCCCCGGAAAGGATCATTTGTCGGCAAGTACTCCCAAATTTAAGTGTATCTACGGCGTTGTAATCCAGCGGTACAACTCCGTATTTTTCGATCAAACTTTGACAAATAGGATGGTCTACTTCATCGGTAGCCAACCAGACCTTGTCGTAAGGGTCCACCCGGGCCATCATATTTTCGTAATATTCCAATCCGGGGTTGTTATCTGCGGCATCTCCCAAACGCACATGGAGAATCAAATCGTTGTTGTTGCCGTGTCTATCCCGAAACTGGTTGGCTTCTAAAATGCTGGATTTGACTTCATCACGTTGGAAATAATCGCGCAAGTAACGCGCGATGAACGGGGACTGAAAATAATAAGGTTGGACAAAAATATTGAATTTCAACTCCGCATCGGTCTGGATAAAATATTCAAACATCCCTTCGTTGAACTCAATGTACATGGTATGAAAAACGTCGCCATCAATGAAAGTGCGAATCCCCAGATCCATCATTTCACCGTAGCAAATATAATTGAATTTCAGGTTGTATTTTTTGGCAATTTCACTCGATATTAAATTGCGAAAAAGATGATTACATAACCCACCACCGTTATAAATGGTTGTGTTGGTTTGATCAATCGGCGGCATTGTATTATTGAATATATGTAAAAGCAAATATTTAATTCAAAACTACATAAATATATTTTATCATATAATTTGTATCATATATTACGGATGGTAAAAGTGTGTCCAAATACGTATCCAAAGGAAGGTGAAGATATTTATGGTGAATATTTCCGGTGGTTTCCGTACGAACTGTCGGTGTTTCAAAAATATTCGATTCAGGCTACAGTAGAAGGCCATCATTCGTTGGTCACGGCGCATACCGGTAGTGGAAAAAGTCTTCCCGCGGAATTCGCCATTCAGTATTTCAAAAAACTGAACAAAAAGGTGATTTATACTTCGCCGATCAAAGCCCTGTCGAACCAAAAATACTACGAATTTACCCAAAAATATCCCGATATCAGTTTTGGATTGATTACGGGAGACATCAAGTTGAACCCCACGGCAGACGTGTTGATCATGACGGCCGAGATTTTATTGAATTATTTATTTAAACAGACGGATGACACTCCCCAACAGAATCTTCAGTTTCAAATGGACATTCAACACGAACTTGCCTGTGTGGTGATGGATGAGATCCATTACATTAACGATCGCGACCGGGGGTCTGTGTGGGAAAAGACCATTTTGACGCTTCCGCACCATGTTCAAATGATCATGTTGTCGGCGACCATTGATTCTCCGGAAAGTTTTGCGAAATGGTGCGAACGAGGAGAAGATTCCGTAAAAAAAGTGTGGTTATCTTCTACAACGCACCGAATTGTACCACTTTCACATTACGGGTTTTTAGTCACCAACGAAGCATTTTTCAAAAAGGTAAAAGATAAGACGGTGCAACAGTATGTTCGTAACAATACTCTTAATATGATTACGCTGAAAACCGCCGAGGGAAAATATATGGAAGAAGGTTACAAATTATTGACCAAGACGAAAAAATTGTTACAAGACAATGATGTTTCCCCCAAAAGAGCACACGTTTTGAATCAACTGTGTAGTTTTCTCAAAGAACGGGACATGTTTCCGGCGATTGCTTTTGTATTTTCTCGTAAAAATGTGGAATTGTTTGCCAAAGAAATAACCACAAATCTGTTGGAAGATGACTCTAAGGTTCCGTATATTGTACACCGAGAGTGTGAACAAATTGTCCGAAAACTGCCAAACTATCAGGAATATATGAATTTACCGGAATACCATCATTTGGTCGCTCTTTTGGAAAAGGGGGTGGGAATCCATCATTCGGGAATGATTCCGGTGTTGCGCGAAATTGTGGAGATGATGATTTCAAAAAAGTACATCAAGGTGTTGTTTGCCACCGAAAGTTTCGCGATTGGGCTCAATTGTCCGATCCGTACAGCCATTTTCACTTCGCTCACTAAATTCGACGGAAATAGCGACCGATTTCTTTTACCCCACGAATACAATCAGGCCGCATCGAGATGTGGCCGTCGCGGCATAGATACGGTGGGTCACGTGATTCATTGTAATAATTTATTTACGATGCCTACCCAGTTGGAATATAGATCAATGTTGTGCGGTGGCGCACAATCTCTTTCTTCGAAATTACGTATTTCGGTGCCATTTGTACTTAATTTGATACAACAGTACGGAAGTGAAGAAGGCGTTCTAGATTTCATCAACAAAAGTATGATGCGTAACGAGTTGGATGCTGAACAGGAAAATATTCATACGCGTATCAAAACGGTGAAAGACCACATCGAAATAGCGAAAAAATCCCTGTCTTTCATACGAACTCCGATGGAAGCGTGTAACGACTATTTGACGTTGACCCAGACCCTGAATCAAGTGACCAGTAAAAAGCGGAAAGATTCAGAACGTAAAATACAGAATCTAATGGATCAGTACAAATACATTGCCGGGGATTCGGGTCAGGTGAATAATCTGGAAACGTTGGAATTGGAATTGATCCACCTTCAAAATGAATCCGAAGACAATTATTGTTATTTTAAATACAAGGTGGAATATATACGTTGTATATTGTTGAAACATGGGCTCATAGAGCCGAAAGAAACGTTGGATAATGGCCCAATATATAAAGTGACCCGTAAAGGGCAAATGGCATGTTCTATGGCTGAAATCAATCCGATATTGATGTCAGAATATTTGATGAATTCAAAATATATGACCAACCTGAACGTGGTTCAAATTATACAGTTGTTGTCATGTTTTACAGATGTGAAAGTGGCCAACGACAGTCGGGCAATTGTCCCTATGACGAACGATAGTTCTATTCTCGAAGCAATCATACAAATTCAGTCGTTGAATCAAAACTATTACGAGTATTTGACAGACCAAAATGTCACTATTTCCAACAACGGTACAGAGAGTGATTTAGAATTGATGTATGATTTGATCAATATAATCGATCAATGGTGTGGTTGTAGAGAAGAAGAACAATGTAAATGGTTTATTCAAACCCAGCTTTATCCCAAAGATATTTCGGTGGGAGATTTTACCAAAGCGATTTTGAAAATAAGTACCATTACCAAAGAACTCATGAATGTCGCCGAACAGTACGAGGACATGTTGCCACTTTTATCAAAATTGGGAGAGATTGATGGCATGATTTTGAAATATATTACTACCGCACAAAGTCTTTACGTGTGAGAGTGAAGAGTGACAGGGTTTGTATGGCAAGTACATTTCCATAAATTTATGCGACAAGACTGTTATCAGATTCTGAATGAGAATCGCTGTTGTAACTTTTCAATGATGAATCTGAAGACGTGCTCACTCTGTCCGCGACATAGGCGTGGGGGAAAGCTCCACCATAAATGTCCAAAATTTCTTTTACGACTTCTTCGCGTTCAATGTCTTCCGTTTCAAATTCGATACTGGTGATGGAATTTGACCGGCAGCCACGAAATTTTTCCAGAAAATCCTGGAGGCCGTTGATTTCTCCCACACGATCGTGTTGATCCAAATCTCCGGTGATCACCATACGCGAATTTTCACCCAACCGGGTCAACAACATTTTCATCTGGTTTTGTGTACTGTTTTGCATTTCGTCCGCAATAATCCAGGTATTTTTGAAAGTACGGCCACGCATGTAGGCGAGTGGCGCAATTTCAATTTGTTTGGTTTCTATCAAATGTGTCACTTCACTCGGGGTCATGAATTTATATAATATGTCGTAAATCGGTCGTATCCAAGGTGCCATTTTTTCTTCGAGAGTGCCGGGCAAATACCCCAAGTCCTCGTCAACACTGACGGCGGGACGAGTGAATATTATTTTTTCATAATGACCCATTAAAAAACTTTTTACCCCACACTCTGTTCCGAAGAGGGTTTTACCTGTTCCAGCCGGTCCGGTCGCAATGATAATTTTATTGTTGAGATTGTTCAACGTAGATAAATATCTTGCTTGGGATTTATTTTTAGGCTTGGAGAACTTGGAATCCACGACGGTCTTCTCTTTTGCGGACAAATAATGAAAATTTTCGAACAGAGTTCGCGATACCGGTTCTCGGGATTCTTTTCCAAGTTGATATTGCGCTAGCTCTTCGTCAATGTGACGGTTCGTCTGTTTTCTATTACTGCCGCGTTTTTTTTGATTCATTATGGTTTTTATACATTACATGGACATTTTACTAAATGTATTCGTTTTCTCGTAATATTTTGCGATGATTTCCCGTTTATTTTTGTTACGATATTTCCTATCATAAAATTGAATCGAAACTGTGGAAAATACGGGTTACGCAGAATACTTTCCCCCAAAAAATGGACTCGGACAATGAAGCCGTTATAATATCATCTTCGGATGAATATAGTACAACTTCCGACGACGATGTTGATTTTGGTCACGGACTGCGTTACGAGAACCGCACATTGAACATGATTGACTATCAAAACCGAGAATTTTTAGACTCGGAAAAAGAATCTGGTAAATATTATGTCGGGTTGTGCGTTATTTACAATGTTGTCATACTATTGGATGTTGCTATTTGCCCGCGCGTCATGTTGGCGTTTGAAATGAGTTCTATCAAAACATATTTGATTTTGAATAGTACTATTGTACAATACAATACGTTACCGTGGGAGAACGAGATCAATATCATGAAATTGTATACCGACGAAACTGGAACCTACAGTGTAGTTATAAAGACACACTGGCTGAGATTAGTTCAGAGAACTTGGAAACGGGTGTTTCGAGAACGCAACGAGATACTCAAAAAACGTAGAAACATTGGTAATTTGCGTGTAAGAGAACTTACAGGCAAACATAGATATGGTTTGAACGTTTTACCTAGTATACATGGCATGTTATTTGTTAAAAGTCAGTAAATATAAGAATTGGTTGACATCTCCCAAAAGTTCATCGCGAACGTTCAAAAGGTCCGTGTCCTTTTCCGCATCGAGAACTTCAGTCAAATAAATTAAAAAGTCTCGGTAATTGTAGATTCGCTTCTTGAATGTTTTGACGTTCTCGAAATTGTACAACTGAATTTTTTCATTGATGATGGTAAAGCGGTTCTCGTCTTTGCCCAACAAGATTTCCACAAAGGTATCCATGTGTTCGTTCAGTTTTTCGTAGAGTTCGTCGGTAGATTTGTGTTGCGAAAAAGAGTAGGTCTTCCAATGGTAAATTTTTACGGAATTTAATATTCCCAAAAAAATTTCAATGATCCTTGTCTTTATGGAATTGGAGAACCTGTTCCTTTTTGTGGTGGATTTTACCGTGGTATTCTTTTTATTTTTATTGTTTTTACGCGTCTGTTTCATTTATAATAAGAATATAAAATAATAATTTGGGAAATGATATGAAAATTATTTTAGGAAATACTAACATATCTATATGTCTAAACGAACAAGTGTCTGCTTAATTTGTCATTATCCGCGCGAAGTATGGCTCGAGTTTTTGTCCAAAATCACAGAGTATGACGTTTATCTGGTGATTGACGATAATTCCCAAAATTACCAAGAAAAATACCATACACAGTATCCTACCTTGAATTTTATTCAGGTAGATAATGAAGAATACAAGGCGGCAGGGTTCATCGATGTTGATTTTATGGAAGAGATTATCAGCGGCTGGCATAAGGCTCTGTATTATTTTTGTATTAAACACCCGGCGAATTATGAACACACTTGGTTTTTCGAAGACGACGTGTTTTTCCACTCTGAAGAGACATTACGTGCGATTGATATCAAACATCCCGACAGCGATCTATTGTCGAACAAATTTGCGGTAAATGATGACGGGAATACAACTTGGCATTGGTACAAAGTACAAACCCGGTATCCCCTTCCTTGGTACAACGCAATGACGTGTATTGTGCGTATGTCGCGCAAATGTTTGGACTGTATTGCGTCTTATGCGGCAGAACACAAGACTCTGTTTTTCATCGAGGCCATGTTTCCAACCATCGCGATGAAGTGCGACCTGGTGTGCGATTCGCCGAACGAATTCAGAAACGTTTATTTCCGTCACGAATTCAATCCGGTGGTGTTGAACGGAGTAGATTTGTACCACCCTTACAAGGATTACGACTTACATAAAACTTTGCGCGATTTTATTGATACCAAGGTAAAATATATGACCTTGTTGGAACAAATTAAAAAACGGTCGTCGTAAAATTGACTTGAATTTGTATTTTTATTGTTTCAAATACAAATCATGATATTAACCCGATATCTTTATCAAAAACACCATGTGGAGTTCTCCATGTTTGTCGCACTGTTCTCCCAAAACAAGGAAGAGGCCAACTTTTGGGCATATGAACTCTACTTTTCGGGATTCAAACAGGAAACCCTGGAAATATTGATAAAATTCTATAAAAATCATTGTCGTGAACATCCTTGGTTCTCGAAAGTTGAAAAATATATCTCGACGAAATACGACGAATGGAAAAAAGACAACAGTCAAGATTGTATCGTGGCCACTATGATTGAAAATATTATTCGATCCGCGTGTGCCAGTTCTGCTCAATCCAAGATTCTGTTGATAAAAATGTCAGAAATGGACATTTTAAAATACAAATCGTCCCCCTTTGTTTCGACCAAAGGATGGAAGATGCCGCGTAGATTGTGTATTTATGCCTGTCGAGAAGACCCCAAGACGCCATTTGTGGCGACTATACAAGATTATTGGAAATGGACCTATTATGCGGCAGGTTCTCCGATTTGGGCATCAAGAATCGTGCGATATGGTGGTGAAATAGATCATGAAAAAAAGATGGTGGTTTTTCATGATGAAGATAAAGAGGAAGATTTCCATAATTTGTACGATATGGAGCCGGACGAACAACCGGCAAGTGTATATGTGAATTGGGGAATTCGGCCTTATTTTGGAACCAATTGATATATTAACGCGGTGGTTAACCCAAACAACGCACCGCCCCACAAGGTATCTATGACGACAGTTTTCATGTGCCATTTTTTGAACAATCCGTAAGAAGTGGATTCAAAAATGCCGTTTATCACCAGCCCGAGAACGATGGCCTCCCAAATGGGGCGACGTTGGCGTAAAATAAACACGTAGAGCCCCAACACCATGAAAATATACGCACCGATCATACCGCTGAGACGAGGTACAATTTGAACACGTTGAACGTCAATGACTTGTAGACTAAACATGTTTAAATTCAGGGTAATAAATGCGGCGTCGAATATGACAAAAAATACCAATGAAAGTAAAATATAAGCAACAAAATGTTTATCCATGATACAATACGGTTAGATTATATTTCTTGGTTTTCTTCTGAAGTGTCGTCTTGGTCTAGGGTTTTAGATTTGATCGTTTTTTCCTTAATATTGTGTTGTTGTAAAAAATACATTCCCCACTGAGGTAAATTGGAGAGAATATTTACCGCAGAATTGTAGGTAAATCCCAACACGATCGGTACTTTGTGTTCGTTGGAGTTTCCCTGTACATATTTAATACTGTAAAACCAAAAGGGGGGTATGTACACCAAAAATCCTTCCATAACTTCAAATTCCAAGAATTTCAGGTTCTCCATATCGTTCAAGTACTTGTCCTGAGGGTTCCAGACATCTACAGGAGAACGAAACTCGTAAGATATGTAGTCGTTTTCGGGGTACAACCATTTGCGACTTTTCCAAGGAGTCATTTTAACTTGTACTTTACCAGATTGTACCAAGATGAAACGGCGATAGTCGGTGTGGTAACGCAAGGGCGTATAGGCGCCCATAGAACCAAACAACAGATCGTATTTAGTTTGAACGACCATCGGTGGTTTCAAATAATCGTCCATCGGTCGATAAAACGTGTCTAGAGTTTCTTGGACAAATTCGTCGTTTCTGTCGGAAAAAAATCGGGCCGCATCGTCGGTGTCAAAGAGTCCCACGGCACTTTCTAAGGGTAGTGGCACGGAATCGCCGCCCATATCAAAAGGCGCAGTACGTATATCACTCATGTCTCGTACATGAACGTCAACAGAAGATTTTTTGGAAAAAGAGATGATTTGATCTAAATCTAACCCTTCGATGAGTTCAGGTACGACGGTTTTGAAGTCGTACAGCACTGGCTGCCGAACATCACAGATTTCTTGTAATTGGGTGTTAGACAAGTAGTCGGCTTCATAAATCTCTAAATCTTCACTTTTTTTGTATTGCGCCGTAATATGAATATACAAAAAAAGAATGAATAAAAATATTAAAAAGGATACAAACGTAGACATTTTTGTATTATACTATGAACATTTATTGGTTGGATAAACGCGGTATTAGTCGTCGGAGATCTTTGGCGCCAAATACATGGAGATAAAAGCGTCCGATTCGTTCGCAATTTTCATACGAATCTTAAGTGGGAATCCCGACTTTAAAAAGATTTCCATGTTGGTAGTGATTTTGTGAAACTGAACCATGTTATACAAGTGGTTCAAACTGAACGAAATATTCAACGTTTCACCTTCGTCAATCGCAAACGCAGTTAAGTCGTCAATCGCAATGTTCACCATCATCTTTCCCGAATCGATACTGTTAGAACAGAGTGTAATTTTTTCTTCGGAACACGAAATATCTACACAATCGCCAAACAGCTTGAGCTGGTTGACTAGACCGTAAAAATGAGAGGATGGCAAACTAAACTCGGCTTGATATTCCATCTCGGGAATCGCCAATGTATCCGTGTCGAGGTCTACCATGGGAACTTCAAAATCTTTGTCAAACATGGAATTGTCGGAATGAAACTTGATATTGAGTTTGTCGGCGTCATTTTCAGGTAAAATGATCTGAATAGATTGCCCCTTTTCGCGAGTGGTCAAAACTTTAAGAAAAAGTACCGTATTCATACCAACCACAACGTCCGCGTTAACCACGTAAGAGTGAAACCACTGTTTGGGAATGTTGAGTTCAAGTATGGAAACATGTGAAGAATCCATGGTTTGTATGGAGAGACCAGTCGAACTGAACACCACGTTGACATTTTCCGAAAACAATCGAATGTTTTGGAAAATAACCTGAAACGCCTCGCACTTACTGTTGTCGTTAATTTGAATATCCATGATAATATTTTATGTAAAATGATATCAAAGCTATTTTTATTTCAATTTTTACAAGATGAATTTATCCCAAAAGATTGCGAATAAGTATATCGGATTCATCTTTACCATGTAAAAATATGCGGTTTCGAACATGAGGATCGATCAAATGTGCGAATATATTGGTGAGATTTTCAATCATTCCCGGAGAATGATATATGAACATTTTTGTCATTTTTTGACCGTAACGTGTTTCGCTTTTCAAGCAGTCTTTACAAAACATTTCAATGACATCTTTGTAACGTTCTGCCGCACTTATAGTAAAAGACGAGAGATTAAAATGACACTCAAAATTGCCAAAATTGTCCAAACAGGTTTTGAAACACGTCAACACATGGTCGATAATGGCGCGATAGTTATCCGGATTCGCGAATAATTTGAAGAGCGGATAATTGATATAAATACGGTTCGTACCAGGAACAATGAGAACCGTTTTGTGTATCAATATGTCAATGTCAAAATGCTCTGAAACCTTGGTAGCAACATCCATTTTCTGGGTTTTTTTGAAAAAAACGTTTTTTTTGTTGTCCGTGTAATATGTGTTTTTAAATTGTTCAATATTGTTCATCAAATCATCGTAAGACGACATTATGTTAAATAAAATATAGAAATTTTTTCTATATTTTACACGGTTAAATATTTATTCTGCGGTATTTTCAGAAGTTTCTTCGGTTTTGAGTAAATCTTCTTTAGAAATATCAATATCCGGGAGAGCCAAGTTGCCATTTTTAGAAAACTCGCTTAATAACACTTTATTCACATCCATTGTGTAGCCTTGGAGTTTCAATAGCGCATCTTTCAGTCCATTGACTTCTTCGGCTAAAACCTGAAAGCGCTGATTGATTTCGTCCACGAAATGATTGAATTCGTTGACGTCCATGACAATACTGTTGGAAGCACCGTCGGGGTTCTCCGAGTCTGTGACGGTATTTTCGGTGTCTTTTGACTCTTTCATAAAAGTTTCCAAATTGATAAGTCTGCGATCAATCAAAGCAATGACCTGCGGAAGAGTAAGACCCGCTGAATTAATATTTTGTGATGGATTTTGGGAAGACATGGGCGGCGGAGGGGGCGTATTGGGTTGTATTCCCGCTCGGCGTTTTTTTGCAGCGGCATTGGAATTGTTCATATTCAACAATTATAATAATAGGATTGAATATCTAAACAATGATTAAACGCATATTAAGGAACCATGGTCATTTTAATTGGTTCATGTGAATGATATTTGGTCGTCCAAACAATATCATCTAAACAATAATCCTCAATGTTTTCATATTTGGTTTGAATCTCTATTCGTGGAAATAACAAGGGATCGCGCTGGATTTGTGTTTTTAAAGACTCTACATGTTCTTCGTAAATATGGCAGTTTCCCAAAAAATGGACAAATTCGTCGGCTTCTAAACCACAATGTTTGGCTAAAATATGTGTTAATAAACTGTAAGACGCAATATTAAAGGGTACCCCGAGTCCGACGTCACCACTGCGTTGGAAAAGTGCACACGATAAATACTTGTTTTCACGAACATGAAACTGTGCTAATATATGACAAGGAGGAAGTGCCATAGAAGAAATTTGGCAAGGGTTCCAGGCGGTCATAATAAGACGGCGAGAAGTCCGTGTTGCCGGATTTTTCAACTGGTCAATGATGTATTGTAGTTGGTCAATACCCTCGCCTTGATAACAGGTATTACATGACTTGTATTCTGCATTAAAATGTCGCCACTGATGGCCGTAAATGGGGCCCAAATCGCCCTCCTTGTAATAATAAAGACCACGCTTGTCTAAAAATTCACGTTTACAGTTGTCGTCCCAAATATGAACGTTTTTTTTCTGTAATTCCGCATTTGAAGTAGAACCGCGAATAAACCAAAAAAGTTCTTCGAAACAGGTTTTCCAAGCCATTCTCTTGGTGGTCAAGAGGGGGAACATGCCATTTTTCAAATTGAATCTCATAGTATAGCCAAATTTGGTATAGGTATTTCCGTTGCGACTCTTTTCATACGATCCGGTTTGGATGATTTCCTTGACTAGATTAAGATATTGGGTTTCTTCGTGGAATGTTTTGTAAGCAGGCTGTTGGGGTGGAATTTTGTCTATAACCGGTTTTTTAAGTTCGTCGTAAGAATGATTCGCGCTTATCACCGAGTGAGGAGAATCCTCCTTTTTAGGAATCGACAAACGAGCGGTCTTGATCATTTGTGTACTTTCTCTACTGGTACGCCTTGGGGCGCTTTGTAAATTATCCGATAAATCGATACTGTTGGTGGATAATATATTTAAAGGAGTCAACGACGGCTTGGTTTCTTCTCTATCGAAACTATTTGTCCTGGAATCAGGTATTTTTTTTCTGTAAGTAGAATTGAAAAGTGGGATTTCGTCGCCCGCGGAAACCGTTTTCGTTTTGATATTTTCGTCCGACTTTTTATGAGTTTCGTCCTGTTTAGACAATTCATTCAAATTCAACTGGATTGATTTGCGTTTTTTGAAAAATTCGAAATTGGACATTTTTGAAATGAAATTCTTTTGAGTCGGAGAAGCGGTTTTTTCAGACTTTGAAAGTATTGATTTCACCGGGGGACTCGGTGGTTCGATGATTGAATCGCGTAATTTGGCAACATTTTCGGTTTCCGTGGGTAATTTAAGCGTAATTTTATTCAAATCTGTCGTATTGTTCTCATTTTCAGATTTTTTTTTGGTAAATAACGATAAAAGCCGACTCATATGAATAAAGTATAGAATAATATCTATATATTTTTTCTAACCAAAACTATATAGTAGACATGGATATACTACAAGAAACTAAAGATTCGTCCAAAAAAGGATTCATCGGGCACGTGTTTTCTTCTTCTGAAGAAGACAAGGCCGAATTTTTAAATGTTGTCCAGTACGGAATATATGCCTTGGTTCCAGTGGTTATTTTGAATAAAATGATTCAGCGTTTTATTCCCGAAGCCGATCCAGACAAATCTAGTTTAGAATTGTTGCTGGAGATTTTTATTCAGGTTATTGTTATCTTTTGCGGAATTATTGTAATTCATCGGGTGATCACCTATTTCCCCACCTACAGTGGATTCAAATACGATAATCTTATTTTGACCAATGTGATTTTAGCATTTTTAGTCATCGTATTGAGTATTCAGTCGAAATTGGGCACTAAAGCGAATATTTTGGTGGATCGGGTTCTCGAATTGTGGAACGGAAAGGATTCTTCCGACGATCGCAAACAAAATGTGAAAAATGGTGTTCGTGTGAGCAAACCGATTTCGGGTCATAGTCCCAGTCAAGCCGATTATTTAGACGGAGGAATACAAGAAGGAATGTTTCCTCCTGCACCATTGGCTACACAACGCCAAAGCTCTTCTGACAATTATGACTACATGATGAAGGGTAATTCCGGTGGCGACTACGCGCAACCCATGGGGCCCGTTGCGGCGAACGCGCTTTTAGGGAGCGCGTTTGGTGCGTTTTAGAGCAACGCGGATTTTACATAGAGAGAATAGTTTCAATAAAATCAAAAGGGTCAAGCCTACGGCAACCAACACTAACCAAGAAAAAACGTAAACCGAAAATATAACAATCAAGGGTTTTATGTCAATAACCAGCGTCATGGTGATATTTTATGAAATGTGTTTAACTTATTTCATAAAGTATATATCGTCGATTTATTTTATAAGATACAAGAAATATAAAGCGCAAGTTGTAAACATGATTAGTTTTACATGAAAATCATCAATTTAGGTGGGGTAGGGGGGTGTGATATAACCCAAGCAATTCAGCGAATATTGACAGTTTTACCAAGATATCCTTACGATTGGCTCTTGACCAATCAGTCGTTCATCATAAGGACGCTCTTGGATAACAAGTGTTTTTTTAATTTTGAAGATAAAACGAAATTACACGGCAAAGAGGTTCATGTAGAGGAGATGGACGGAATGAGTGTACACGATTTTCCGGATAGTTTTGACGAAACTGAACACAAAAGGCTTGTACCCATCATCAAAGAAAAGTATGAGCGCAGAATGGAAAGAATGAACGATGCTCTTTTCAGTCAGGAATCCATTTTGTTTGTCCGACTGTCCAACAATACAGAGACGAGTAAGGATTGGATAAATCGTTTTCACTGTATTCGCGACGATTACTTCAAGTGGGCGGAATTTACCAAGTATTTGAATACATATTTCAAAAAACCCATTTATTTATTGATCATCACTACCAACGAAGAAGAATATAGAGAGAACCGAAACACAGATTATGAGAACGTAATCGTAAGATTTTTCGACGATAAAAATGTAGAAAGTACGGATCAGCGCCACTATTTGTTGTCCCTTTTGATTAACGATATTTACAAAAAAATAAATTAAACGGAAGCTTATAGTTTGATTATATGACAAATTTACCCGTGGATCATATTTTTTATATCAACTTAGATCATCGTACCGACAGAGATTTAGAAATCCAGGAAGAATTGGAGAACTATGACATTCAAGGATATGAGCGTTTTTCGGCGGTTTTACACGAGAAAATTGGCGGGGTTGGGTGCGGAAAGTCGCACGTTGAGGTTCTCAAACTGGCAAAAGCCAGAGGGTACAAGCGAGTGATGATATTGGAGGACGATTTCATGTTTCAAGTTTCCAAAGAGGAATTTTATGAAGCCATGGAGAACCTGAAACTGGTAGAATCCTTTGATATGTGTTTATTATCATTTCATTTGATCAATTCAACCGTGTGTGAACGTTACCCTTTTTTGCGAAAAGTGGTGGAAGCCCAGACTACTTCTGGATACATCATCAATGAACATTATTATGACATACTTATTTATACGTTTGACGAGGCCACCAAAGCATTTGAGAATACCAATTACCACTGGTTATATGCGATTGATATTGCGTGGAAACATTTACAATTGAAAGACAATTGGTACTGTTTTGTGCCAAGATTGGGAAAACAGAGACCAAGCTACAGTGACTGTGGTAATACATTCAGTAACGTCACATGGTAAAACACAAAATTGATTTTTATTATTATTTCGAATACAATAATAAAAGAAGATGGAATGTCCCATATGTTTGGAATCGATGCCGAATTCGTTCAAATTGCCACAGTGTACGCATACATTTCATTGTGTATGCGTACTCAAATCCATGCGGACATATCTAGATAATCATGGTACGTTTTGGCAGACGGTACCTTGCCCACTGTGTCGGCAAAGAATCTCGTATCATATCATACTGCGCGACTTCATAAAAGAGGCGACTTTGACCGAAATTGCCGAAATAATTAATGACAAAGACATAGGGACGTATTGCTCGGACGGTTCTCTTTTACACGTGGCCGCGTCTTTTGGAAGAGTCGAAATAATCAAGTTTCTTCTAACGAAGGGACTACCTATAGATGAACCCAACGATTTCTGTTTGACCCCGGTATACTATGCCGCGGTGAATGGTCATCTGGATACTGTAAAATATATGGTAGAAAATCATCAAGTAAATATTGACTGTGAAACCCTTTTAGGCACTACGATATTGGACGAGACCATCAAACGTGGATACGCCAACGTAGTGGAGTATTTGGAAAATAAAAACGCAAAGAGAAATATGGAGGACATGTCCGATTATTCGTCGAGAAAAGGTAAAATAGATGAAACCATTGTGAACATATTGTCAGACCGTCTCATAAAAAGGTTGTCTGAGTCGATATAAGATTTATTTCAATATGTCCATAGAATTGACCAGTTCCATTTTGCGCATAGACTGTTCCATGTTGAATTTGGCTTCGGTTCCCATAAA